TTTCAGAAAAACCAGAAGAAGCTGGCGAGACTTCAGCGACAGTTAAGCCGCAAGGTCAAATTCAGCAACAACTGGCAGATGCAGAAACGCAAAATACAGCGACTGCATTTTCGTATCGCAAACATCCGCAGAGACTACCTTCATAAAATCACAACGATCATCAGCAAAAACCACGCAATGATTGTCATTGAGGATTTGAAGGTTAAATACATGTCAAAGTCAGCGGCGGGTACGATAAGTCAGCCGGGGCGCAATGTCCGGGCAAAATCAGGTTTAAACCGTTCGATACTGGATCAGGGCTGGTATGAAATGCGCCGCCAGCTTGAGTACAAGCAGCTCTGGCGTGGCGGTCAGGTACTGGCAGTGCCGCCAGCGTACACAAGCCAGCGTTGCGCGTGCTGTGGCCATACAGCGAAAGAAAACCGCCTGTCACAAAGTAAATTCGTGTGTCGGGATTGTGGATATACAGCGAACGCCGATGTAAACGGCGCTCGTAACATTTTAGCGGCGGGGCACGCCGTGCTTGCCTGTGGAGGGATGGTGCAGTCAGACCGCCCGTTGAAGCAGGAACCCTCCGAAATGATTCAGGCGACAGCCTGAACATAGCAGGAATCCACACCCCGAAGGGCGTGGAGGATGTCACGCTGCCTCTTTAATGTTGGCGGCTATCCATGCCGCCGTGTGCTGTTTAACCTGGTCCAGGTCGATGTATGTGCCAACATATTGACTCAAATCCTGCAAGGTACCGATAAATGCATCGGTGCTCTGATCGACGAATTTATCAGCCAGGAAATCAGCAACCAGTTTTGGCACACCATCATGTACCGAAGGTTGTTTTTCCTCGCCACTACTGCCGCCGGACACACCGTACCCCATCTGTTGCATGATCTGGTCAATTTCATCGCTGATATCCAGCAACTCCATGCCACTCGCGGTAGCCGCTTTGGACATCAGAGCATCCAACTTATCGCTGAGATCCATTAACTCAATAGCTGATAGTGTCATGCCGCTACCCCCGCTTTCTGGATTGCTACCAACAGATCAGCCAGGTGGCGAGCTGCGCCGTTAACCAGCTCTTCGTTTTCCTCAAAACGTCCGGCAGCCTGAAGGGCTGCAATCGCTTCCCGGACATTGCCCCGGGCGTTACGGATCTCCGCCATGTCAGTGCTTTGTATATCCATCACGTTATTGAGATATTCAATGGCTTTATTAGCCTCTGCATCTGCTTCGCTAACCGTTTCATCAGGCTGTGCCGTGGCCGGTTCTGACTGAGTAATCTCACCGACTTCGGCCTGCAATGCATTGATCATGCTCTGCACCATTTTCTCGGTGCCAGCGCCCCCAGGAAACGCAATATTGGGGAAAGTTTTTTGAAACTGAGTTTTCAGCATTACGCGGAACTCGTCTGGTGAGCTGGTGGCCAGCTCCAGAGCTTTTTGTGCATATTTGCCAAACGGACCATTAGTAAGTGTCTTCGCCAGGAAGTCGAAAGAATCCTCGCGAGGCAATAACTTCAGGTCGTACTCACTCATTTGCTGATCAGAAAGCGGGGTATCGTAAGTAGCAATGCCGTAGCGTGCATATTCATAATACGGGTCACCTTCATCAGGGCGCGGCAGAATTGCTTTGTTACCTTCAGGTATTGCGCCAGGGGCCGCCGGACGCATTTGCAGGGCATATCGATATGCACCTACAGAGACTTCTGGTTCAGGCGAAGAGCTACCGGTATCCTCCGCTGGTTCAGGTTCGACGTTTTCCGGTTTATGTTCTTCTGGTTGGACCAGGTATTCCGATACATTACCCGCTTTATAGGCTTTAAACAGCTTGCCGATCGCATCTGCCATGTCCACACCCTGTATGGATTTAGCCTTGATCATGTATACGCTGCCATCCGGATCGGTTAACTGGATATACCCTTCGCCGCCCCCAATGAATTGCTTCATTGATGCACCATTACTGAGCGTCACTTCCCCGTCCATATGCATACGATTTTTGATACTGGCAAGGCGATCCGTCAGCGCGCGAGAGTGCCCACCAGTCATCCCCGCTGGAGCAATGGTATCGCGCCCACCAGTGCGATTGAGCTGTTCAATCTCCGTCTGCAAACGCTCATTCTCTTCATAAAGAGAATCCGCTTCCGATGCAACAGCGTTAATTTTCTGCTCCAGATCTGCCTTCTGCCCTTCTACCGCTGCCACCTGATCCGCGAGGTCGCTCATGGCATCCTCTTTCTGGTCACTGTCAGCCTGTAGTTGGGTTATTTCATCAACAAGGGCTTTTTTCTTCTTCTGCGCACGCTGGAATTTTGCCGAGTTTTTCTCTGCAAGGTTGGCAAGTTTCATGGTGACCTGCGCCAGCGTCATATCACGTCCACTCATCGGAGCAACGGTGTGAGTAACGTCTTTTTTATTCAGTAAGAACTGGAAAGCAACCAGCGTATCGCTATTGGTGATCCGGTTTTCCGCTGTCGGGCTATGAAACAGAATGCTGATAGTCTGACCATCACTGAGCGGAATAATGGCTGGCAAGACCGGCAGCCCGTTAACGTTACGTGCCCGGCCAATTTCAGCGCCGCCGATCGCGCGCGCGCCGCTCTGGGCCACATCCCCCGTTTTATCACTCCCCGCAGAGATTCCGGTACCATTCAGCTTCTGGTTCAATGCCCGGACAAATGCCTGCATGGTCCGGTGTAACTGCAAACGAGTAGAACTAATCGCCTCCAGTAAATCCGTAGCACACCAGTGGATCGGCGTGTCATAGAAGAACGTAGCCTCGATTTCCTCCAGGGTGTTGGATTCCGTCATCAGATAGCGGTCCTCACCGGCCATTAATGCGCGATATTCATCATCAGTCACTGGCGGGGGAAGCACGTCAAGCCCAGGCTTGATCGTCACCCCTTTATTGATATTGAACTGTTCCATGTTAATTTCCTGCTTTCAGTTGCTTAAGACGACGTTTGAGTTCGCCATTCCGTGCCTTTTCGTTATTGAGTCGGCCCGTCTCCTTATCCAGCTTCGCCCGCAAATCAGTGATCTGCTGTTGATTGAAAGACACCGAATTCTGCGCGGACTTATAAGCGGCAACCACCTGAGCATTCCGCTGTTTTGCTTCTTGCAGGCGCTGAAAGTTGGATTTAACTGCCGGTTTCTTGTCTACCGGATTGGCAACACGCTTCGCTTTGGCGATCAGTGATTTCTGGAATTTTGCGGAGTTTTTACGGGCCGCCTGTCCCATGACGGTACCAAGCGTCTTGATATCCGGCGATTGAGCGTTAGGAATAGCTTTTCCATTCAGCCTCACAGACGATATATCGCCAGTATCGTTTACCTGTATGGCAAGAATTTGTCCGTCGTTAAGAACCAGCTTTGCGGTTTTAACTTTAACGCCATCTTTCGTTGTTGCGCGGTTGCTTGAGTCAACCTCAATTACCGTAACACTGGTTTTATTGATCGCCGCGATAAGGGATTTCAGCCCCTTTTCATTAACCTGGTCAAAATCGACCGTTGCATACTTATTTTTCGTCATCTGACACATCCTGTGCGAGATTTATTACGTAACTTCTGCGGATTTGCTGAGTAACAGGGAAAATCCGATACAACGGGTTAATGAACGAGTCGCCATGCGTAACCATGACGTTGAAATGCCACAGCCGTTCTCCTTTACCCATATATTCAGTGGGTATGTACAACCATTCACTGTTTTCGCCCTGTTCAGCCGACGTCAGACAACGTTGTTCGCCTTCAATCACTGTCGTCGGCTTCTGAACATCGCGGATCCAATATCTGACCGTTGCGCCGCGCAAAAACGGGAATTTAGACCGGTATTTGAACGGCACCCGGATGAAACCCGGTTTAATTTCCACATCACCAAGTTCTAAATGCGTGATGTCCTTGCGTTTTAGCAAATAGCGATCGGCTAAGGCTAACGCAAGAACGCATACACCCCAGCCAATCATTTCCCGCCTCCCTTTTTCACCAAACTTGTAAGAACATTCAGAATGCTATCGATATTCACTCGTTTCATCCCTGAAATCACCTCATGACCGTTATTGCTGGCTATCGTTACCATTAAGTACGTAATTGATAACTCCCAGCCCTTGTGTTGCCCCAATAGGTACGCCACCGCGCCAGCTGTCACTGCAACAAAGATCTCCGTAACCAATCCCAACAAATTGCCAGACTGGCGACCGTCTCGGACATCCATCAGGAACGTGCCTATCCCACCAATTACTGAAAGCAGGAGCGCAATAGCAACTGGAGCTAATTCCTGTGTGTCAAGCACAAGTTCCCTCCTACGTTGTCAGGAGGTAATGGTATGCAAAGTAACTTCTCAACCGGTTATGTTGCATAAGAGACTTACCTATTCAACCGACTTTTGGAACCTTCAATAATAAGCCTGCTATTGGCGCTGAAAATAAGAACCATGCAGCTCTGAAGGCTTTCATTCATGTCCTTATATTCCGCGAGATACATGCCAATAAAGCCAGCAAGTACGGCGGAAATACATTCGGCCAGCAATTTCTTGCATGAAGACTCGTAACGGTTTTCACATAGCCCACTCAAATACGAATACACCCCACCAAGAAGGGATAACATCACGATATGTACATAAAATGTCATTTTTTACCTATACAACAGTAAGTTGAACAACATTTGAGAACGGTATGCACTTTGTGATTTCCACACACACTGGTTTTGTTAATTAAAACCTGTAGCTTGCAATAAATAACGATAGTGGGCAGAAAATATGCTAATAGGCTATGTACGCATATAGACAAATGAACAAAACACAGCTATGCAGTGAAAAGCACTTGAAAGCGCAGGATGTGAGCTAATTTTTGCGAATAAGGCGAGCAGCAAAAAGGCTGGGCACCCTGGGTTAAAAAAGGTTCTGCGTATGCTTTCCAGAGGTGATACCCTAGTCTCGGACTAGGGACAACATTTCGAGAACAGTTTTCATTAGCGGTCAGCAGGCGCTAGATACATCGAATTGATGTGCCGCGCGATAAATGTACCTATTCTATCAAGATAAATTACACCGACGCGGCATTAGAATTACAGCTCAGATTGAGTTTGGCGCTTCTCTACAGGATGATAACGATAAATCGTCGATACACCGATATCGTAAATAATTGCCAACTGTTTCCTGCTGTAGCCATTTTCGATCAACCTCGCTATTTGCTCATGTTGTTCTTTTGTCAACTTCGGGCGACGTCCGCCAATGCGTCCTTGTGCGCGTGCTGCTGCCAGCCCGGCCAGTGTACGCTCTACAATTAATTCACGTTCCATTTCGGCTAAAGCTCCCATGACGTGAAAAAAGAAACGCCCCATGGGTGTTGATGTGTCAATGCTGTCCGTCAGACTACGGAAATTAACACCTTTTTCCCGCAATTCCTCAATAAGCGTGATCAGGTGTTTCATACTTCTGCCCAGTCTGTCCAGCTTCCAGACAACCAGCGTATCTCCTTCTGATAGCGTTCTGAGCAGTTTTTTCAATCCCGGTCTGGCTGATTTCGTTCCGCTGATTTTATCTTCAAAAATCAGTTCACATCCTGCGCACTCCAGCGCGTTACGCTGCAATTCTGTATTCTGGTCATTTGTTGATACGCGGACATAGCCAATAAGCATGATGGATCCCCTGAATAAAAACCGGGGATGATGCCAGTTAGCCGTAATCTCTGCATTTTCTTAAACGTTGGTTTGGGAGAAGGCTCTGCATTACCGGTTGGTGTGCCTGTTCCGTGGCCTTCAGCCACTCCGCCAACAGGCTGGCTGAAATGCAACGGAGCAGCTTTTTCTGCTGAAGAATACCCGGAGCTGGCAAAGGCTTACCCGACAAATAAATTGCCTGATTTACGTGGTGAGTTTATTCGTGGCTGGGATGACGGACGTGGTATGGATACGGGGAGGGCAATATTATCCGCTCAGGGCGATGCCATACGTAATATCTATGGTGAGTTCAAGACTGTAAACACCGAAAATTATTCAATATGGGAATCAGTAGGCTCGTTTAAGGGGGCAGTAGTGCCTTTGAACCCCTCAACGAACAATAGTTATTTCTCCTTAATCAGAAGTATGGTGACAGAAAGAACAGATGGCGCTGTTTACCCAAAAGTGATTGGCCTTGATGCTTCAAGAATTGTTCCAACTGCAAACGAAAACCGTCCTCGTAACATTGCCTTTAATTATATCGTGAGGGCTGCCTGATGAATAAAGCCGTATTAAATAACGAACTCATTGCCATAAAAGCGGGAGTCATTACCATTTATAATTATGATGGTGAAACGCGGGAATATATTTCCACATCAACTGAATATCTTGCGGTTGGCGTCGGTATCCCGGCATGTTCTTGTTTAGATGCACCAGTTACACATAAAGCTGGTTATGCAATCTGCCGTTCTGCAGATTTTAACTCATGGGAATATGTGCCAGACCATCGCGGTGAAATCATCTATAGCACCGAAACAGGAGAATCGAAAGAAATCACAGCTCCGGGTGATTATCCTGAAAATACAACCACTATCGCCCCGTTAACGCCATACGATAAATGGGATGGTGAGAAATGGGTGACGGATACCGAGGCACAGCATAGCGCCGCAGTAGAAGCGGCAGAAGCACAGCGCCAGTCGCTGATTGATGCTGCAATGGCTTCCATCAGTCTGATTCAGCTGAAATTACAGGCCGGGCGGAAGCTGACGCAGCCAGAAAACACCCGACTTAACGCTGTGCTGGATTATATTGACGCGGTGACGGCAACAGATACCAGCACAGCGCCGGACGTCATCTGGCCTGAACTGCCGGAGGCGTAGGCCATTCAATATCTGGCGCACCGGAAGTATCGACCAGTTCCAGTGCGTCCAGATAATCCAGCCACAAATTATATTGCGCCAGTTCCTCACCTTTCAGGCGACCAATCGCCGCTTTACCAGGCCATTGCTTACTGTTTATGTATTCGTTGACCTGATTAATCAATTGCTGCTTTTCCAGTTCGGCTGCGGCAATTTGTTCCTCATGAGTTGGCGGTGGAATATCAATCCATGCAGGCATTCCGTCGATGACACCTCTGTATTTTCCTTCTGGTGCTTCCTTCATAAATTCGGCGGCAACAGTGTCGTCAATTTCGATTCCATCACCGGGCCATTCGCCGGATTCCTGATAAGCGATTTTAAGCTCCACAGGGAAAAACGCATTTTTCTCGGCACTGAAAATATATTTCTGCATTTCTACCGTCCTATCGAAATATAACTGAATCTGTATTGCTGTGAGATATCACTGGTTGCCACACGCCACGCTGAATTACTGATATGTTCAAAATTTACAGACAAAACCTGCGGGGCAGGATTCGACGGGTCTGACTGAACGGCATCAGACATAACACTGACTGAAACCATCGGCTGATTAGGGAATGGTATAGGGAAGTGTCCACTGATAAAGCGGGTCGTGTTTCCTGAAAAAGTGCCAAACTGAACAATATATCCACCTGGTAGCCTGAACCATCCCGAACCAGAAGCGAATGCTCCCATATCCGGTATCTGATTATCTCCTGTGCCCACATCCCTTTTCGCCGCTTCTCCCAAACCAAGGTAATCAAGAACTCCCTGAGTGCTGGTTTTACCAAGAATGGCACGTCCAACACTTGTCAACGCGGTTAACGCGGCACGATCTGCCCCTGTAAAATATGGGAGTTTATCTGCTGATGTAGCAAGCTCCGCCAGCGCCGTCAGGGTGGCATCCTTCGGTTGCTTACCCGCAAGCGCGTTAGTCATGGTGGTCGCAAAATTCGGGTCATTGCCCAGCGCCGCAGCCAGTTCGTTCAGCGTGTTCAGTGCATCAGGTGACGAATCTACAAGTGCGGCAATCGCGGCCATAACGAAAGCCGTGCTTGCGATCTGGGTACTATTAGTCCCCTGTGGCGCTGTTGGTGTTGTTGGCGTTCCGGTCAGTGCCGGGCTGTTTAATGGTGCTTTCTTGTTCGTTTCATCCATTACCGCCTTAACAGCTTTTGGTGTCGCTGCCAGCGTTTCAGACGTGCTGTTCGTGGCGCTACTGAGCTGAGTGATGCCTTTCGCTGTCAATGAAGCTGTTGGCACACCAGTGATCTGATTCCAGGGATGTGTATGACTGGATGGTGCCTTTCCGGCTGCTAGATCGTATGCAGCTTTAACCGCTTTTGGAGTTGCAGCTAATGTTTCAGAAGTGCTGTTGGTGTCGCTACTGAGCTGAACTATCCCTTTTTGTGTCGTGGTTGCATCCTGGGCTGTATACTTCCCGTTAGCCAGGTCATATGCAGCCTTGACAGCTTTCGGTGTGGCGGCCAGCACTTCGGACGTGCTGTTAGTGGCACTACTGAGCTGAACTAATCCCTTTTGCGTTGTGCTTGCATCCTGCGCCGTATACTTGCTTTTCGCCAGATCGTAGGCTTTTTTAACTGCCAGCGAACTCGCAGCAACATCACTTCTGGTACTGGTTACAGAGTCTGAAATATCAATGCCGATCGTGCGGTTGATACGCTCGGATGTATCAATCATCTCTTGAGTAATGGTAGATACGCCAGCAGGGATATTCACCGTACAAACCAGCAGTTCCCCATCACCTAACTGATATGAATCGGTATAGGTTCTGGCAACAAATTCAGCTGCATGAATATGTGACGCGGTATTCACCTGATAGGTATCTTCTCCAAGAAGGTATCTTCCCTTCAGCACAATTGCATATTTCTTGCCTGCGTTAAGTGCAAGAGAGATATCCTTACGATGCTGAATAGTTACCTGGTAGAATTCACCAATATCCACTGACGCCGCGCCAGCGGTTTTATCTCCATCCACTGAGGTGATTAACAGGTTCATCCCACCGCCAGGCTTAGGCAAGAAACCAGCATAAAATCCCGGGTCAACAATTCCCCTGAATTTTCGGTTTAGAGCGGCTGACAGATATGGTTCGTGGTATTGCACATCAGCCACCATAGCCAACGACTCGGGTGATGGGTAAGTAACCGATGTAACAACTGTAACGTCATTCATCAAGCATATCCTTATGCTGTAGTCGAGTTTATGGCCATAACTGCGGTATATGTTTTGCCCACATACAGCGAGTCTTCTTGGACACAAATAATGGCGATTGGCTTATTCTCGTTATCCAGAACAACCAGAGTGTTGAATGGGTAGTTTTTCCCTTCCTGCAACTGACTTTGATCAAGGTCCATTCGGACAGTAATTATCCCGCCTGAGTAGGTTGGGACGAGGTTGATGGTGCAAAATTGACTGGTCAGTTCTGCCAGATCGAAAGCCTTTGGCAGTTCTCCAATCTCATAAGTGCCATCTCCTTTCTTAGTAACCAGTGAACTGGTACCGAAAACGGCCTTGCTGATTAAAAATCGAGAGCCTTTGTTAATGGACGATTCAGCGCGCCGCTGATAGTAATAGTCCAACAACTGACTCTTATAGAGGTTTGTTGAGACGTCAGACATGATTTTCCCTAATCAATGTTGTGAAGCCTCATTGTAAGATAAGTAACTTGTCACCCCGCCCTGCGGACGAGGTGATTGTCACGCATCGCTATCCAACAGCAAATCATCTGCGCGGGTGCGATCAAACGTAGGCGTTGCTTTCACAATAGTGCCGCCCGGCGTTGCAGTGATCGGGGCGTTAATCGACGTAACTTCAGTAAGCGAAGTTGTATCCGAAGTTTCAAACCAGCAGAATGCTTTTTCGGTATCAGAAATCTCATTCAAAGTGATCATGTCGGCCTGTTCATTTACAACAACCGACAAATAGAGCGTAAGCCCATCAAACACTATATGCAGTGGCAGTAGAGGCTTTACGAACTGATTAAACTTTCTGAGAATTTCTTCTGTAATTGCGGACTGATCTATCGTTCCAGTAATACCCATTGTCCGGGCCAGGTCGTTTATGGGAATACTGATCATTCCTCTGGAAGTCAGAAACATCTCGCCGAATGTGCCGCCGGTGGTTTCCAGTGTGCTTTCTGGAATCAGGACCGTGCCATAGGGATGTCGTTCAAAGTCCACCGGAGCATATATGGGATCCCATAAAACCGATATACCGTTAAATTCGCGATAAATTGTCTGGTTTATAGGGCGTTCAGTACCCTTAAAATGGATCTCATCAAACCGCTGTTGTAACAACATCGGAACGGAAGATGAATTCGACGTTCTGATAGTAAAAAACTGGCCAAGTTCATTTGTCCTAGTCTCCAGATCCTCCTTGCTCATGGAGAAAATAGACTTCCGGTTGGTAATTCGCTCCAACCATGGGTCAACAAAGGTGTCCATCATTGACTGAACCAAATCAGCCAATGATTTATAAAGCAATGACTTTTGCTTAGCTGATGTAAGCCGGTTATTAAACCAGGAACGTTGCATCACTCCTCCTCATACGAAATATTGAAGGTGGAGTTTTCTGTATCCAGATAAACGAAATCGTAAAAGCCGTTGGACTCATTCCACTCGACAAACTCCAGATAAAAGTCGCGGAAATAGCCCAGCGTTTCGATAAACGCCCAAACGTCTTTTTTCTTAATCAGGATGTACTTTCCGACGCGGTTCGGATCAAAGAAAGTTGAGTCGCGCCCAAATTTTTTTTCCAGTGCCGACTTCAGCTCATCGGTCACATTCTCAATGGTCAGGCTTGCCGATATCCGTCCGGTGATGGTTATCTTAAATGGTAGTTTTCTGACCTCTTTATAAGAGAATTTCTTGTTCAGTTCATTCGGTACCTTCTTAAAGGCAGCCAGGATCATTTCTTCAAGCTCTGACTGACTTTTATTCGGATGCCATCCTGAAATAAATATCTTATTGATATTCTGAACATTATAAGCACCATCTAATTTTTCTTGCTGACCCTCGCCCCATGCCTTTACCCAGGACAGTCCCGGGATGTTACGCACCAGAAAATACGTATAGTCCCCGCCCCATACGACCTGATCATCATAGGCGAGGTAATATTGTGCACGGTTACGTGTGATCTCCGTTGTTTCGGCATCGGTACCTGTGGTTATAGGTGTCGTTGTCTTAACTGAAATCAAATTAGCTAAATTAGCCGCAGAATCGACAGGCGTCAGGTTTTGGCCAGCAACCAGGGTTATATCGCCGTTGGTGCACCATACCTTAAGCGTAATTGTCGAGCCTTCTGGCGGTATTTGCCCAATTAGCCCATCGCCGAATCGAACCCCCAACTGCTCGGATGGTTTATAAAACTCAACGTAGACCTGGCTTTTACTACCGGCTAACCGGAACATAGTGCTGGAAGACCACTGCGTGGTCTTACCATCGGTCGTCACGAATACTTCCAGCTTATAGCAGACAGCAGTGAGAGCCTTTGATAACACGACTTCCAGAAATTCTTTGGCTGCCGTAACGGTATATGTCACCTCCTGGATTTCCAACTGTGCCACTTCTACCGTACCGGTGCCGTCAACCAACCTGCATACATCCATAGTCATGTAAGGGTACTGGTCGTCAGATATTAAAGGCGTGTTTTTGGGGATTACCGCTGGAGCATCTTCACTTGTGGCTGTGATCTCAACCATCCCGGATGACGGTGTTGGCTTGGTACCAACGTAACTATTCGTTTCTGCCGCTGCCAGGATAGAGGAACGCCGCGTCGCGGTCGATATAAAGCCTTCAGCCAGCGCCGCATCGGCATACTGAAAGCACCTGTAGACAATCTGGGTAATAAACAATGTCAGCATCGAGACAAATTGAGAGCCGACAAACTTCGACCAGAATGAATCTTTCTCGACAAGCTCTTCAAACTCTGCACGAATACTGTCTTTAGTCGGTGTTGTTTTACTCATAGCACCACGTCCTGTGTGATAGTTATGTCCCTGATACGAATGGATATTTTCAACTTATCAAAAGCATCTCCCTCGGCTACTGACAAGCCAGAAATCGGTATGTCAGGTAAATCTACCGTCAGTTTTTGCAACAGCATTGCCTCAACCGCAATTTGAACATGCGACAAGTTGGTCGGTTCGTGTTTAAACTGCGGTAAAACATTGCCCCAAGACGGATCTCCGTATACCTCACCCTGATAAGTGTTTAGCCACTCATATAAACGAGCGCCCCAGGCCTCCTCCTGGGACTCATACGTTTTTACGCCGGATAACTCCAGCGTCAGTAAAGGATCAATTTCATTATTGTTGGCCATCAATCAACTCTCGCGTAGTCATTCATCAACGGATCATCAATTGACAGTGGTACCGTGCGCATAACGCCCGGCTGAGGCGTGCTGACCTTTACGACAGTTCCCTGGCCTTTCGCCGAGTCTTTGGTGTGCTCTTCAATCCTGGCAAGCAATGAGGTCATCTGCGCAAACAGCCGCTTCGTTTCACCATCAAGTGAAACGGTATTATCAGCCAACTGCATTGTCGGCTTGGCACCGGAACCGCCAAGGTCACTAATAACCTGCCCGTCTATCTGCATACGACCGGTTGGTTGCTGCAAATCGTTGGCGGCAGTCGTCACCTGGGACGTGGAGGCTGGTTCAGGCGCATTATTTTTCCGCATCCCCGGCGAGTTGCGGAGTTTATCGAATAGTCCATCAATCCCCATTTGTGCGCCGAGATGGTCAAAGTAACTTGAGTTGTTGGCCACCGGACGCGCCTCTTCAACTGGCATCGGGGTATCAACATACACATTGCCAGCTGCTGTTGCGGTCCCCTTCCCTCGTGCACGTTCTTCGAGCGTTCCCTGAACGACTTCCCGACGCATCCCCCGGCCATTCATGAATTTGTTGACCAGATCGTTAACGCCAACAGCATTGCCAATTTTGTCTACCAGACCGCCTTTCTCAAACGGGCTATCACCAGGGGTAAACGCCAGGCCAGTAGACTGATCGATAACAGCGTTATCAGGCAGTGGTCCCCTCACTCCATATTGCGCCCCACCCTGTGCTCCTGCTCCAGGTGTATAGATTTCACCACCTAAATAGCGAGCACGATGAGTATTGACCTTGATCGCGTACTCACGGTTTTCTTTCGATAAGTCACCTGTGCCTTTTTTCCACTTATTGATAGTGCCAAACCCAGCATTATATGCAGTGATGGCCTCGTTTAAGTCTCCATTGGCTTGCTTCAGATATTTGCTCATGAGAAGAGCCGCAGCTTCTGCCGATTTCACAGGATCAAACGATTCACCTTCAGCTAAGCCAGTCTCTTCACGAGCAATCCCCGTGAACTGAAACATCCCCAGAGCACCGGTTTGGGATTTTGCATACGGATTACCACCAGATTCAGTTGCAGCAATCGCGTAAAGAGTGCCTTCTGGAAGACCGTATTTATTCTCTAGTTCGGCAAAATACGGAGCCAACTTATCGAGATTTGCCTTGCCTTCAGCGCCAAGACTTCCGACTTTTACATCCAAGTTGCCATTGTTGTAGGTATCCGCAGCTTTCTGAATGTCATTCCTGGTGCCAGTGGTATTAAACGACGATGATGACGAGCTATTTTGACCAATAGCTTTATCAATTTTCTGCAACGCGCTATTGCCCGTTTCTACGGCATTTGCATTGATAATCTGATTGGCAGTTTGTTTTACTGTTTTATTGCTATCTTTCGCCGTGTCAAGTGCCGCATTTATCACGCGGGTAGCAATATTACTCTGTTTGGCATCGGATTCAGTTTTAGAATTAGACGTCTCCTGGTGGCTATTAACCGGAGCTTTTAACTCTGGAGTGATTTCTTTCGCATTAGCCTCGCCGATTGGATTGGGTATTTTTGATACAATCATTGCCGCAGGGGTATTTTTAACGGCATCAACCGCTGCATCTAATGCTTTACCTGGTAAATTTTTAACCCCATCCCAAATATTACCAGCCGCCTCTTTAATGTGTTTCCCAGGGTTCTTAATGAAATCAATTGCACTATCAATTGCATCACTGAAAACCTGTTTCAGGTTATCGACAGTAAAGAAGTCTTTGATGGCATCCAGCTTTTCAAGCAGCTTATTAGATGTATCGCTAAACCATGCTGAAACAGCATCACCAATCTTTGCTGTGTAATCATCGAACTTGGTAGAAATGGTGTCGCCAAGGTTAGCAATATATGTTTCTAAGTTGGTAATCCCACTATCAATGGCCTGGGCAATACTTTCCGTCGAAAATGATTGCAACATATTGCCGATATCCTCAAATCCAAGTGATTTGAGAACCTCACCAATGGCGCTGCTAATACCAGATACCAGTCCCCCCATATCAAGAACATTAGCTAACGTATAAGCGGCTTTTTGCTGGAATGATGGATCTTGTCCTGATTTAAGCCCAAACGCTCGACGTTGCGCTTCTGTATCATTCCAACCGGTTACCGCATCATAAATACCTCCAGCCACTGTGCCGACTAGGGGAATTGCGCGTAACGCCCCTTTACCAACTGCCTTTAATCCAAGTTTACCTGCTGCCCGGGCAGCCAAATCTCCGCCTTCATGGGCGAGAGTCTTCTTGCCACCACCGCGTAGCATTCCTACAAGTTTCTTTGCCCCCAGAGCGCCAAAAGCGAGTGCTCCAGCTTTTTTCAGCATGCCACGCCCCATTAACAACGACGCGACGCCACCGGCCCCCTTCCCTAACAGGCTAAATAGTTTGGACAGCAAGCCGCCCTTCTTTTTCCCGGTGTTTTTGGCTATCTGATCAAGGGCGCTGAGAATCTTGTCATTGCCCTCTTTAATTTCGCTGGTCTGCTCCTGAAGTTCCTGAACCGTCCGTTTTTGGGTGTTAACCTGAACGACATCGGCACTATTTTGCGATTTACGCCTAAAAAAACCTTTTCTACGGCTGTTATCGTCATTGCCACGAATCACATCGGCAATAGACTTTCTGGCACCATTAAGCGATCCACCAACTTCTTTTGATATCCCGCCAAGCTCCTTCCCTGCTGCCCACAATGGACCAGCAACGGCATAACCTAACGCATCGACGGCACGAGTTTCTGAAGGGTTACCTATGCCTTCAGCTACTTTTGACAGTTTTTTTAATAAACCTGATTCAGCATTTAGACGCTCATCATCCTCTTTGCGCCTGGCCTTTTCAGCACGTTCAGCACGGGCATCTTCCGCTGCGGCCTTACTCCCTGACTTTCCAATAAAACGACCACGCGCATCGCGTTGGTTTTGGCTTTTTTGCGCACCGCCTTTTTGACCGAACATTTCGCGAGCGTGTTCAGCTGCTTCGGTTCGTTGCGCCTTTACATCTTCTGTTATAGCCTTCTTGCGTCGTTTTTTACCCTTTCGCGTAGTTGATTTGGCCTGCGGTTCCTGTAGAGCAACATCCTCCTGAACTACACGAGAAACGTCCCCTAAATTAAGCCGTTTCATTGCCTCAACAATAGGGTCCACTGATGGCGCATTGGCCACAAAGTCTGGCCGGGAATTTTCGATTGTGCGATTTAATGCCGACACACTGCGAGAGACAGGATCAACAGTTGCAACGCGCCCCCCTTTCAAATCTTCAACAGCTTCCCGGATACCAGCAAGCTCTTCCAGCTCTTTTGCGCTGGCGGTTTCAACTGTCCTTATAACATCGTCAATGTTGGCGTTTTTTCTTTCCATGATCTTATCGCCTACCGCTTCGGTTTAAGTTTTTCTTCCAGTTTCTCCAACAGGAAAAACGCATAGGATTCAGTAAGCCTTTCAGCGTCCTGAATCGGTATACCCCCATACAAAACCAGGTTGGACACTAAGGTCTGATAGCTTTTCAATCCCCACCTGTGGAATGAAGTCGGTAGCCCGAAAGGGCACCCACAGACGGGTATATGCACCCTCTGTGGACTCCTTTTTATCCTGATTTGGGCATTTATGCGGCGGGAGACGAAGACGCATTTCACCTTTATCGATGTAGCACGGTAAACCATGTTCGAGCTTTTCATGAGCCAGTCGGATGTGTGCCGCCAGCTTCATAAATTCAGTATCAATGGCCATCCGTTTAATCGTTTCATAACGACGCTCAGCCTGATCTTCACGAGTACCGCTAACATCGTTATAAAGCTCACACTGATAAGCGAATTCCCAAAAACGCAAATCAACGATCGCTTCTTTGAATTCCGCGTCGTCTTCAGGTGGCAATGCAGCACGGCGCATCTCCAGCATTTCCATTGCCCAGCCATCAAGCGGCACGATACGCCATTGATAAGGCACTCCCTCTACAGACACCTCAATATCGTCAATGAACGGTTCCACTTCCAGGACCTGGATATCTTCAGCCAGAGCATTCATATCGCAATCGTAATAATGCTCTTTACCGCAATGTTTACAGGTGTAGGTGAATGTCTCGACCGGTGTTTCACGGGAGCCGGTAAATATCCACCATAACGCGGTAATCCGGTCCTGCGCCGTCCATGTCAGGGGATCATGTTTCGCGGGTTCAGCCAGCAAGGCTTTTAAATACGCCGTTGTCTGTTGTTCTTGTTCCTCCGGTGTTATCGAGTTGAAACGCATCGCATCAGCAATATTTGGCTGACGGAACTGGATCAATTCAGTTGGCCGCGATGGTAGCGGGAAAAGAGGTAAAAGCATCCTTGCTCCTTAATTCAAAGAGAAAAACTAAAGCCCAGAAGGGAAGCCAAAGAACTTGAAGATTGGTTAAACGTGCTGTGCAATGCGAAGGTCATTGGGAATGACTTAAATTCCGTAACCTGATCCCGCGCATAGGTGACATCGCCGGTAGTGACCGGAAATACAGTCATCTCATTTTCCAGTTTGGTTAAGCCGGAAGACAGCAACCGATAAATACGCACATTGAGCAAATATTTAGACGGTATATTCCCAGTACCGTCCGGATTGATCACCCGACTTTTTGCCGTCTTAAACCAGTCCAAAACGAGGCCATCAACGGTATCCCTGACCATCATTGTTATCTGCCCAGGCGAACGCTCCGTTGGTTGAAGGATATTCCCTCCGCCGATTTTAATCGTTTCATATTCGATGCTGTAATCGTGGTAGGTAATATCTTTGGCAAAGAAGTCTGCCCCCTCCAGTCCATCAACTTCGACAGAGAACTGCCATCCTTGCGCGAACAACATTTTGTTCATGATGATTGACGTCAGCTTACCAACTTCCCGCTCACCAACGCCGGAGCCAAATAATGTCGTCGTTAATGCCGAAGATACATAAGACTTTACTGAAGCAACATTAAGCCCCATATCAGCCCCCTCACTTCAACATGGATGAGAAAAGAACAATTCCCGGGATAATTGCCCTTGTTGCGCTCATTTTCTCTTCCAGATCCAGCTTTCGCTGATACAGCGTGTTCTCGTCGGATAAATTGCTGGCATCGAGTTTCCCCGCGATAGATATTCTTCGCAGGCGATCAGTGTTAGGTATTGCGATTAGCACTTCCAGATAGTCAGAAAGTAACCCAATGATTTCAGGTGGCACTTCCCCATTATCAAGATCCATATCACGCAAATTAGCCAGATATGACACATTCAGTGGGTATACCGCTCGATGGGTATCTTCAAGCTCGATATTCCCATCGTAAACATCGGAGTAGACAAGATCGCCGGTGTGATCTGTAACCGATACGAGCGCAAGAAAATCAGCTGGGCAAGCAAGTGATTTACTGGCCTGATCGGTGAAGCGTATCCGCTTGATATGCCCCGCTCTATCCTGGTAGGTTCCCAATGCTTTTCTTAGCAGGGATTCCAGTAAGGCAGGTTCATCCGCAATCAAAGGTGTGAAGCGGGATTTGACGTCTTCGAGTAATTGTCGTGGTGTCATTGAAACCTCGTAGAATCTGGTGTGTTAACCGATTCTACGAGTAGTCATTTGTGACAGGTTATTTTGCGCGCTTCAGGCAGCCATCTTCAGGTGCCGCGTTGAAAAGCTCTGCGGCCTTACGTAGCGTAAATGTTGCGATTTTTTTTCCGTCTACGTATGCATCGAATGTTTTAACTTCCATATCAGGGGTATCTGACCAAAAACCATACCAGTAACTATCACCCACAGAGGAACCGATAGAACTGATAGGATATTCATCATCACCAACTTTCAGCGTTATTTGTTCTTTTTTAGCATCAAATGACTCACCGCCAGGTTCTGTTTTCATGAGAGTGAGTAGTCGTGTTCCTACTTGATTGGGATCCGTATTATTAAATCCAACATCGCACTCAAATGTAAGCGTATAATTATCTTTGCTGGAAACAGCATAAGAACGAACACCATGAGTCTCGCCGGTTGACCATTTGCTTACATTTGCCATTGATGAAAATGGAGTAAGCAAAGCAAGAATTAGAAAAAATCGTTTGATGCGCATTAATTTATCTCCTTTGGATATTAATATTTTAATTAGTTAACCACCATATATTCACCATTCATAGGGTAAATTAAGCGCTTTTAAACCTTGCTGGAAAGTATTAAGAGAGCCGTTTTTTTGTTGTTCCATTTTTTCGCGTGCAGCTTTCTCATACTGCTCCATCCGTTGGTTATACTCTTGCAATTCCTCCGGGGAGAGGTTTCCCATTGGGGAGTTTGTACCCGGCCCCCTGGCCCGTTCTTCAAGCGTACCCTGAACGTTTTGATGGCGCATTCCCGGGGCGTTTCTGATTGAATCAATGCCATTTCTTCCAACGTCTTCTTTATTAACGGCATTGCTCGCCACCAGTACGCCCCAGCTAGGGATAGCAAAATCAGGAGCGGTTTCGCATGCCTTTACCATATAATCGAAAGAGCTTCGATTGATCTCGTTTGCGTCGGGATTTAATAGGCGAGAATATTGATATTTAGCATTTTCGTTGGTTGCGACTTTATACAGTTCTTGCTGCACCATCGCTTCAGAAAGTTTAAGGCGTTTCATATCTGATAGTAACTTCTTGCGCATGGATTCGTCTTGACTGACAGCAAAACCGTAAACGTGCCCAAGGTATTTCGTATAATCGGTACAAATCTCCTTTACGCTTGATGCTGCATTAACAGTCCCAGCCATAAATAATAACGGTAGTAATAGTTTTCTCATTATAACCTCACCTGCCTTATAACTCATTTAGGGTACATATTTTCGCCTTTAAAAAAAAGAGGTTATTAGATCCAACTGTGTATTTATTAAGCATATAATGCTCTAATAAATTTGTATTTTTAAGTCGCGAATGCTATCTTTTCGCATCATATTGACCTTTTAATCGTTCAGGCTTATAGTTCCGCCGTCGTAGCAAATTCTGCGACCGGGTTTAGCAGCCTGAATGATTGTGCGGACAGCCGCAGATATCCGATATTGCGGTATTTTTGTGTCCGTAAAACCGCGTTACGCCCAAATTATGGTGGGGCGTGATGGGGAGGCTTCGGCCTGCTGGTTTCACAATCGCCAGTCTGCTAACCCCGTCACGTCCTGCCACCTGTTTAGCAGCGGGTAGCAGGTTGTTAAACCTGATTGTGAGGCCGTAACTATGGTTAATGCCAATCCTTGCGCACGCCAAGAATTCATCTGGCGTTTCTATTCCTGTAAAAAACACCACTATCACTTCGTTATCGCAGCAACAGAAGACGAAGCACGCTCTCAATTGCCTGATGGCCCCTGCATTTTTACTGCCCGTTTTTCAACTAACTCGCGCAATTCACTTAGTTACTGGAACCTCCCCTTCTCTGCCGACGTTCAGGGGGGTTTATGAAAAAACCTCTCGTCACCCGTAATGACATAGCCGAAGCGATCGCCCTGCATACTGCCTGTATGTCGACACGGGAGATCCCCGGCGCAATTGCCAACTATTTCATGATAACCAGACGTTTTTATACCCGAACAGATAAGGCTGTGATCAACAAGCTACTGATAGCCGAGATCAGGGATTATTTGATTGAACAAGGACGTCTACGTTACGCAACAGTGGCAGCAGAAATGAGAAAGGAGGCACATAGAATGACCGGTAATAATTTAAATGTTGAAAAACCAGCACCTGTTGCTTCAGCTACGCCAGCACCAGCCGTGAATATCATCCCCAACACCGGAGACACAATCGACAGCCTGACACTGTTAAAGATGGTCAATGAAGCGCGTAAGTTATGTGGGGAACCAGAGGTTCGGAACAACAAATTCATCGAAAAAATACTCGACGAATTAGAAGGTGAGGACGGTTACACAAAAAGTGCAACCGTGCCGCCAGGTGGCGGTACGCCTATGGTTGTCATAACCATGACCTACAAACAAGCCCTGCGAGTCGCCGCACGCGAATCAAAAGCCGTCCGCCGTTCGCTGATCGACAAACTGGAAGAATTGCAGCAGGCAAACTCCCCTGCCCCATCGATCCCCCAAACATTACCAGAAGCTCTACGCCTGGCTGCCGAGTTGGCAGAACAGAAAATGCAGCTGGAACAACAGCTGGTGGCCGCAGCCCCTAAAGTCGATTTTGCCGACCGGGTATCAGTGGCCAATGGAATCCTGATCGGGAACTTTGCAAAGGTCGTTGGACTTAAGCAAAACGCCCTTTTCTCATGGTTGCGCCAGAACGGCATTCTCATGGCTTTTGGTGCGCGCAAAAACGTACCGCGCCAGCAGTACATTAACGCCGGGTATTTCACGGTGAAAGAAGTGGTGCTGGATGATGAAAATGGCTACCAGATACGGCTGACGCCCCAATTAACGGGTAAAGGCCAGCAGTGGTTAACTCGCAAGCTACTTGATGCTGGTTTGTTAAAACCAGTAGCAATAGGTTAACAAAAGAAAAAAACCTGCCAGCAAACTGGCAGGTTTCTGAGCAGATCGACCAACCCGATCTGGATCGAGTTAGAAAAATTTGCTCTAATAAATTTCGTTTTCTAAGTGCAAAGAATCACCATTTCGAGCTGGTGATTGAAGGTTGATGCAAATTTGGAGAAAAAATGCAACAAACATTCAATGCGGATATGAATATATCAAACCTTCATCAAAATGTCGATCCTTCAACCACTCTGCCCGTTATTTGTGGTGTTGAAATTACGACCGACCGCGCTGGCCGTTACAACCTTAATGCTCTACACAGAGCGAGCGGACTCGGTGCCCATAAAGCGCCAGCTCAATGGCTAAGAACGCTGTCAGCTAAACAGCTCATCGAAGAGCTTGAAAAAGAAACTATGCAGAATTGCATAGTTTCGTTCGAAGGCCGTGGCGGCGGCACTTTTGCCCATGAATTGCTCGCAGTGGAGTACGCTGGTTGGATTTCTCCCGCGTTTCGGCTGAAGGTAAACCAGACATTTATCGACTATCGAGCCGGAAGATTACAACCTGCTATTCCGCAGAGTCTCCCTGAAGCTCTCCGTTTGGCTGCCGACCTGGCAGAGCAAAAGCAACGGCTGGAACAAAAAATGCTTATGGATGCACCTAAAGTCGAATTCGCCGAACGCGTTGCTACCGCCAGCGGGGTTCTAATCGGCAACTATGCCAAAGTGCTCGGTCTGGGCCAAAACTATCTCTTCACCTGGTTGCGTGATAACGGAATTCTGATCGCAACCGGTGAACGCAGGAACGTCCCCAAACAAGAATACATATCCCGTGGGTATTTCACCCTTAAAGAAACCGTGATCGATACAAGCAATGGAAGCAGGATTTCTTTCACGACTCGTATAACCGGCAAAGGTCAGCAGTGGCTGATGAAGCGATTGCTTGATGCTGGTGTGCTGGTACCTGTCGCGGCAACGCGCTAACAGACGTAGTAAGAACCACCAGCATTGTAATGCTGGCTAAAGTCACTTTCCTGAGCTGTATAACGATGAGCGATTTTACTTTTTCTGGCTATGAATTGGCCTGCTTTGTAACACACTCCGGTCTATCCCGTAGCGCCGGGCATATCCTGTCGCAATGTGCAAATCTCGCGGCAACAACCAGTGAATACTTCATTCACAAGCCTCACCGCCTGATCGCGGCAGAAACTGGTTATAGCCAATCAACCGTCGTTCGTGCATTCCGTGAAGCTGTAAACAAAGGAATTCTGTCTGTAGAGATTGTTATCGGCGATCACCGTGAACGTCGCGCTAACCTGTACCGGTTTACACCATCCTTTTTGGCCTTCGCACAACAAGCCAAAAATGCGCTGATTGAAAGCAAATTAAAGATCTCTTCAGCGGCAACCAAGGTTAAAGCTGTTCTCGCTAAGACATTGGCTTTATTTAATTTTTTATCCACACCCCCATGTCAAAATGATACCCCCTCCCCCTGTCAGGATGACGTGGCAATAAAGAATAAGAAGTCACAAGTTAAAAAAACAAAAAGATCAGTTTCCGGCGGTGCCGGAACGACCAGACTCAAAAAATTGACTTCATGGATCGCTGAGGCAAAAGCAAAGGCTGACAATCTGCGGTTATCCAAAAAACGCGCTCAAAAACATGAGTTCAAGCAGAAAGTAGAGGCGGCAGCGCGGAAATATGCTTACCTGAAGAACAAGCGTTCTCCTGATATTGGCGGGGTATCAAACTTCGATAATCTGCCGCATTGCATGACGGTAAACGAAGCTCTTAATGCGGTTTTAGCCAAAAATAAAGATAACGAACAATGGGGTATACCGGCAGGATTCAGAGGGTGATAGATTGCTCTAATCTGGAGTCACCTGGCGTTTTCAGTTTGAGGTCGGAGATGCAATCTGATTTTTTACAGTTAGCGATCGCTTTTGCAGGATATGTTTGTATTGGCTTCTGTGTATACATGATCAGCCGAAAAATGCTTGTCGATATCGACCGCAAAGAACGAGCAGAGGAGATCTTAGTATGGATTTTCTTTGGCGCGGTCTGGCCATTAGGGATCATGTTTGCTGCAACATTTCTTCTGATGTGGATATTCACCCTTCCAGGTGATTTCTATAGAAAAAAAGCCAGACATTGATACACCCGCTGCGGTGTGCTTGAGGCTATCTGCTTCAGGCATTCCCCGAAAAGCAGATAGAAGAAAGCCCCAGTAAACATTATGCGTCCCGCACAACGCTTAACATTAACCGGGGCCATACCTATGCTTAGCATACGTAGATTAACCCTCTCCCCTTTTAAGGAGCAAGGAATTTTTTACTGCTATGCCGCCTTTCCAGTTATGGATTCTGCGACAAGAACAACCCCATGCTTACTTCGATCCGGATGTTCACTCCATATCTCGGATTCAGGAATACTTTTCCCGTCATAGCAAACACGTTCGCCGTCAAACGGGTAATACTGAGCAGCATCGGTGTCGAGGATAAACACTTTTAGCTCGGAAGAGCGACGGGCGATATGTTGCCAAAGAGCTTTTCCACCTTCGTATTGCTCATTATCACTGAGCAAAACAACACCAGCTTTTGAGGCTACGGTTTCGTAAACAAAAGTAGCTAAACCGACATCCCGGACAGTTCCATCAACCACGATACCTTCAATCTGGCCAACATCGCTATCCTCCCAGAACTTCCTTACCAGTACGCCTTCAAGCTGCGGGCGACGTTGAAGTTCAAGAGTAGCGACAACCTTATGCCGCATATCACCATCGATAACAGAAGGCGCAGCCTCTATTACAGCTGCAAATGGGGTTTTGGAATCCCATATAACCTGGTAAAGCACACCCTGGATGGTAACTCCGTCCAGGATCGAAAATCGACGAGCGACAGTACCCGGGGAGTACGACATTGGAATCACAGCCATTTTAGAGTCCCCCTTTAACAGTACAGGCACAAACATCTACCTCAATAATTGTAGTTTATTAGAACATTAATAATCTAACATAAAACTCCAGACAATGTTATCGATGCATTTTTATATAAAATAGTTATAAAAAAAGCTCCCGAAGGAGCTTTAAAATACAAGGGATGGCTCTTAATCCCAATCAATCCAGTTGTAGACGATACGAAGTGACGGGCGCACAGCGGCAGTCACATCTTCGGTACTAAAGTCGATTGCATCACTGTAGATTTTGCAGTCCAACATTTCAATTGTTGTAGCAGCTTTAGTCACAGCGTTAACCCCGGAAGATTTGGATTCAGGGGTCGCAGCCATCGTGATATCAACATAGTCCTTCGCCGCAATGCGATCCTTAATGAACTGAAGAATATCGCCTTCGATAGTCTCCACGCACTGGACCTGGATTTCCCCAGAGTTTCGAATTGGACCGTGCTGGTTGAACTTCACACCATTCGGACCATAGTCCTCCACATCCTCGCGGGTCATTTCAGGAATTTGCGACGTGCGAACCAGTACGCTGATATCTTCATGGCCTGCAAAAGTGAGCTGGAATTCAGAAGATACCAGTCGTTCGCCTTTGGCCGCGTTGGCAGTATAGCGGCCCTTAATAAATTTACGGTTTCCCTTAGTGTTATTGTGCCCCATATAAAATCCTTTTACTGGAACGCCCGAACAATATCGGAGCTGTTATATATCGAAGAACCGGTCAACTGGAGGTTGACGGTGTTTTTCAGGAAATATCCATTACTGTCCCTTGGCGCATCGAGATCAAAACTTAAGTCCTGGATAGCGACATCGGTGATGTTGATCCGGCGACCAATGTTTAGCGTCACACGTTCCGGGATTCGACCACCAACATTGGCCGCTTTTAGTTCCGGGCTAATCATGGCTGTCAACGCGGCGATAGCGCCTGAAACTTCAATGAATGGATTGTTCAAAGCAATGAAAGTTACGGGCAGCGTGAACGTCGGCGGTGTCCCCCCTTCCCAAACCATTAAGCTGTTCCAACGGGCAACCGACGTTGTTTCAGTACCAACCTGCGCAAAACCACTGAAAGCACCAGCAACAGACCCCATGGACATACCGGTAAACGGCGCTTCCCAATTCTGGGCCATATTCATTGCTGCCCCCTGGCTGATATATCCGGTAACCTGGTACTGAGAGTTCGTTAAAGTAACTTTCAGAAATGGCGATACACCGTCAGCCTGGCTGTAAACCCCATAAGGTATAGGTGCCATTCAAGTTAAAGGCCGGAGTTCTCCGGCCTCCTCCTTTAGCCAAGGCGCTTACGGCGCAGTTTCATTGACTTTTTGCGGGCAAGTTTTGCCGCGCCGGTCTGGGCTTTTCGACGCGCTTTTTTCAGCGCCGATTTTTGAGCCGCAGTCAGACGTTTTTTACGCAGGCGTTTACGGATGAGTTTGATCTCACCGTTACGAACAACCTTCTTAAATGCTTCAGTCAGCATTTCATCAGAAGTGCCAGCTACAACAAACGCCGCTTCCAGTTCGTCACGGTCGTCGCTATCTAAACCAGCGATAGAGGCACCAACATCAGCTGCTGCGTCGTCGTCTTCATCGTCAGCCAGTGCTTCGATCAGGTCATCATCTACACCGCATGCTGCGAGGAAGTCAGCAACATTTGCCCATGCTTCGTTATAGGCATCGTCCTGTTCTTCTGTAACTTCGGCGTCGTCGTCATCAGAGATACCAGCGATAGCCTGAACGAAACCATCAAGGGAGTCGAAAGTCAGATCACCGCTATCAGCCCAGGCGAAAACGGCGTCGGCCGCATCACTCAACGCATTCTGCATAGCACTTCGATTTGCAGCTTCCAGAATCATCTGGTGCGCCTGTTCGACGGTCCATTCTTTACCGTCTTTCCCTTCCAGGATTTGCTCAGGAGCCGGGGCAGATGGAACGTTATCGTTAGTCTGTGCCGCCGGTTCCGGATTATTATTAATAACCGGATCTGTTGGCGGTTCGGCGCTTGCTCGGGCAGACTCCATCAGCTGCACAGGATCAGAGTTCAAAGCGAAACGGGACAGTCCATTCCCCAAAAATGCCCCGGATTGAAAAAAGTTTTTGCTCATTGTATTCCCTTACTTAATAAGCAGCGGTACGCCCTGGATACGACGGGCTACGCCAGTCGGGCAGCAGGCCCAGACTACTTCCCATTTATCGAATTCCGCCTGCGTAACTTTCAGCACATACGGTTCTGTACCGTCAGCATCAGGATCACGAGGAGCCACCAGAGCGCCGGAGGCGACAAAGCGATCTAAAAGTTTGGTCATCCCTTTAGTCAGGCCAGCCGCAGTAATACCGTCCGGGCTATGCTTCATCTGTCGGGCTAACTGGACAAAGAAACGGCTGATTGCATTCATCAGGGATGGGACGTGCTGGAAGTGCAGATAGTTATCCTGCGTGCAGCAAGTTAAAGCATCGTCGATGATCATCTGGCCAGAGGTGCCAACAGATACTTTATTGAGACGGCCCTTGACCATTGCTTCTTCGTCCGGGGTATCTTCCGGATACAGCGGTTGAATTGACGCACGAGCAATGACGGCACGTTCTTCACCAGCCGGTGAGTAATGCCAACCGCCGACATCAGAGTTTTTCTTGACGCCGCGAGCTTTCGCCGCATACGCCGCGCCAGACAGACCGAAGACCACACGGGATTGGGTCCATTTGTCTTTGCAGGAGAACGGGAAGTGATAGACAGCACAGCTTACATAATCGGTACCAAGTAAACCGGTATCTTCAACAGCAGAGATCGCTTCCGTGTACGTCAATGTCGGTTTGACATCAAAGAAGCCATCAATCAGGCGATCTGCACAGATTTTACCTAATGCGGTGATAGCCGCATTGTCATAGCAGCCCAGGCCAAGAACAGCGGTGTACATGTACGGCGCATTATTCAGCACTTTAACCGCACGTAGGTACGCAGCGGTTGAGATTTTCGACTGATCACCGTTGGTACCACCAGTGAACGCCAGCGATTTTTTATTTGTTACTTTCGCCGTCGAAATCAGCTCTTCATTAACAACCGCGCGCAGATATTTAGAACGGGCTTCCAGAGCCGTAGGCAGATAACACAAGCGGCCCATGTCATCTTTCGCTTCTTCCGCCAAAGATACAGTGTGTGTCTCCAGGGTCGTTACCACGCCGAGCGAAGTCGTCTGGGTCAGTTTTAAGAGGAAGCGTTCATTACCCGCGCTATCCGCTGTTGCCGTTTCGATGGTTAACTCACGGGTAGGTGAAATACACGGATCACCATCATCAACGTAGATAGCAAAGGCTTCGCCACTATCAAGTTCAATTTCAGAACCGTATGGCAACGCACTGTAAGCCGGTTCGCCTGATTCATCGAACATAATAATCGGGAACTTCGCATCATCCGGAACAGCACGAACAACATAACCAGACGTTTGCTGAATAGCTTCGTACACATGACGAATTGGTTCGAACTGTGAGCCGGAAGACGGCTTCAGCGGTTCGCCGAGAACATCTTCGTAATTGGACTCAGTAACCGCCAGAACAGTAAACGGCTTGCCACGCGCAAATACGCCAATACCAGCCCACAAGCTGCTATTTAATGCAACACCGGTAGATAACGTCGCATCGGCATTGATCGGGCTAACCGCGACGCCGGATGCATTACCTAATGACTGTTGAATTGAATATTGAGACATAACTTTCCCTGTTATGCGCCCCGCACGGGGGCGCTATGTTAAACGGAGAACTTCCCCTGATTACTCAGAGTCACCGGCATCAATCGTGTCGCCGCTTATGAAGTTAAGCCCGCCTTTTTTGGCCATTGTCAGCGTTACACGAGTGAAGTAATCAGCGCCGTTGCGTGGGTGCATATCGTTGATAGCCGAACCCCACAGCGTGGTACGGTTGACCAGCGCCGGAGTGGTCGGATGCTGGAACGGGATGGCCGGGACAGCATCACCAGTCACGAAGCCTGCTTTACCCGGATTTTCATCACGGACGTAGCACAGCACATCCATCGAGCTGAACTGAATGTTCTCTGTCGTTAAGTTCTTACAAATACCAGCAGGTACTTCGTACACTTTCACGTTACCGAACAGGGTACCGATGTAGTGAACATACGGAGTCTGGATATAGTCTTCGGCTGGCTGGAAGAAATCCTTCGGCAACTGTTTGAAGAAAGATGCTGCATCAGCACCAGCAAACATCCCCATCGCACCAGAAGATTTAACGCGCTCAATAATGTCGCGATATACAGTCTGGAATTTGCCACGAATGATGGTTGCCCATACATCAAAGGACTGGTTAACCGGCAGAGCGATGTCAAAGGTGTCGGTCGCAAGAGTGCGCCAGATCATGATGCGAAGACGCAGCATATCCTGTTCATGAGACAGGTATTCCTTCAGGGTGCGGAACTGTAGGGACCCCAGGTCCAGACCAAATTCACGCTGTGCTTCATACGCCGCCTGTACCGTGTGCTCAGCCGCGATAACGAACTGACTTGGGAACAGGGTGTATTTCTTCATTTCGTGGTTGATCAGCGGGATCAGCTCAGGAGCGGCTTCAATATTGATTTCCGTCTCAATTGCGATCTCAGTGCCTTTATCCGGCGCTTTGGAGAACGACAGGGCAATCTGACCAATGTTGTAGTTCAGAGAGCAGGTAACAGTGATTTGCTCACCAGCAGCATTAGTAAACGAGTGAAGTAGGCTGCCGGAACCGTTATCAACAACAGACTTAATACGGTTAACGTAGATGTTAGTGCGACCTTTTCGGATTGGTACATTCTGGCCTTCGAAGTCTTCCATCTTGAAGGTTGCGGTTTTGCTGGTGCCATCGGAGCTTGCCACCAGCACATAGCGGCGACGTAACTGGCTGTACACACCGACGGATTGCATGTCCAGAACATCACCAGCAGCATAAGAACCAAAAGAGGAACCTGCCACGTTAAAGACTTCATAGATGTCGGACTGGTCACGCGTAACCGGAATGAAGGTACACGCATCAGCGGTAGCTGCCCCCAACTGAACAGGCAGGATCATCGCGAGGAATAAAGGCAGACGCATAACACCGTCAGAAACGCTCATCATCTCTGCTGCGACGGATTCCAGCATCGCTTTATTAGTGGCATCCATGCTATTGCGGGTGGACTCAATCAGGCAGTTTTCCAGCGTCTGGTGGCAGGAGGCCAGAATTTCCGGACGCGGCATAGATTTATGTGCTGCGGCGTAGTCAGCCAGTGCACTTGCCCACGCTGTAGCGATTTGAGCGGTGGCATTATCAGAGATACCCGCAAAAACCGGGTCTTTACGTGCAGCTTCAAGGATAGATGCGGCACGCGCGGCATCATCTTTAATGAATTGGTTATCAGTACCGAACTGCGCAGTGCTTGCCCAGCCAAGCACAGCTTTAGAGCGTTTTGCGATATCTGCAATACGATTCTGGTATTCGCGTAAGTTACTCAATTTACTCTTCCTTAAACACAAGGCACTTGTGTGAATCCCTTTTCGGAAGAGATTTTATTGAAAGTCACTTGTTGACTTTCTCGTGACAAGCAATTTTTTTATTTTTTCGGGAGGAGGGGAGGAAGGTAAAATCCAAGGTGAAATCGTGGCGATTTCACCTTGAAATTTTAGAGTAATTTACTTTAAAAACAGTCAGTTAATAGTGAAATTTGAATGGCGAAAGTTTAAGGCTTCGGCTTTTTATCGAGGCTCTTTCTAAGGATATGCCCAATCATCCTGTCGAGTTCTTCCTGTAACTCTTTTGAGAGTCGATTAAACTCATAAGAAAATGCACGGCCTTTCACGCGCTTCCTTGCAAAGCGATCCTTGTCCTCAAATTTCCATAATTCAGTAACTACGGACTTATCTTTAGAACCTTTATCCGTGAGTAGTGAGGCTTCCTTTGTTATCAAGCGCAGGATTTTATTTTTAACTTCATCTTCGGCCATTTCTTCAATGGATAAGATGTCGTTTATTTCCGGGGATATGTTTTGAATAAGCTGATCAAACTCTAAATTCTTGTTCCCCATTTCGTCGCCAACAGCACAAAGCGTTTTGTAGTCCGAAAAGGTTAATTCCGACTGCACAGGGAAAAGGGCGACTAATTCTTCCGGAGCACTCGCTGCCTGGAGAGCACGCGTGACCTTCGCCTGAGACAGCCCTTCTTTGGCTGCAATATCCTTTTGACTCATCCCATCATTTTTCATTCGCATCAAACGCAGACCTATTTCTCGAATGCTGTGCTGCAATGCTGTCTGAACGTCTTTCGCTAAATTTTGCGCTTCCTGAACGCTGATCTCCTGGTCCGTGACTAAAACCCGCAACCCTACGTTCTCTAAGATGGCAGAAGCTCGACGCCGGGAACCATCCAAAATTTCAATTTTCCCTGTAGCCCGTCTGACACCTATTGCAGGGTAAAATTGCTGATGCTTAATAGTGCTTAGGATACTTTTTAATGATTTTGGCGTAAGAGATGCCTGGTCACGCCCGTTGTTATGCTGATCAACAAAGGTATCGCTTTCTACCTGGTTCGGAGGTATTACCTCTTCAATAAATGTGGCCTGGCGACCAGTTGATAACTTGAATACCTGCTCGACTCGATCGCCAGAGGCTGAAGAACTATCAAATCCGCTTAATATTGAAGGATTAAGGGTTCGCCCAATTGTTGGTCTGTTTTTCTTTGACATGGGGGTTTCTTACTCCTCAGTTAGATCTGATAAATTCAATACGGTCAAAAACTGCTTTAGCAAAATCTTCCGCGGCAATTCGCGCGTTCTTCAATGCATCAGCACTACCAACATACGTTGCCGGGTTAGCTGAAATAACAGTGTCAAAAGACTCGCCGCAACGTTCAAAACCGTCAAGGCGAGGGAGGACGACATCGAGCATATCCCCACCGAACACTTCTTTAGCCAGGCTATGGCAATACTTATGATCTGCCTTGTTACTCAACTTGGACATAAAACCAATGTTAGTCGCAAGCTGGCACTCGCAGCCTTCATCCGAAATGAGTTTCACCAACTCAGGAAGGCGGGCAACGTATTTAAGCGATGAGTGGAAATCGACAGTTGCTGGCGGCAGAGGTGTAAACAGTATATTGGCCGAGGCCAAAGCATTTTTCAGGAAGGCGTCAAGGTGAGGACCACTATCAACGAGGATAAAGTCATAATCGCTCTTCAGCTTATCAATCACATTCTCTTTCAGGACAGCATGGATGTTCTGACCCGGTAGATGCTCATTGCACAGCTCTCTCCAATCGGATGCAATAAAGGCATCGTCAATCGACGCAGGCATAACGTCAACCCCAGGTACAACAGAAGGAACAATAAACTCCTCTAACAGCTCTTCACGGCTTACATTCTGCAACATAGCCTGTGCAGATGTTGCGTTTACGATACCAATAGAGTGTTTATGGCTTAAAAACATCGTTGCTGAAGATTGCGGATCAAGGTCAATAACCAGAATCCTTAAATCTTCCATCAGAAGATGAGGGTGGGCACGCATTGCATGCGCCAGAGAAACCGTCGATACAGTTTTTGACACACCGCCTTTAAGATTGGAGATGAAAATCACATACGCTTCGCTGTAGCGATCCCGGTATTTTGGCACTCCGCGATGTTCATATATGTCAATGATGTTCTGAATTGACATCGCATATTTCATTGAAGAGCCAGCAGGGCGTTTATCGAAAACATAACCCTTTTCTTCCATTTCACTTACGGCATAGTCAACGTTCGCACGAGTCAGTAGAGGCAATTTTGCCAGTGCCGCTTTCGCATAGACCTGGTAAAACTCGTTCGCGTGTAGCTCATCCTTTTGCAACTGTACTTGTTCAGTCAGAACATTGAGCATTCTATTTGCTCTTTGAGCAACCTTGTGAAGCTGGCTGGAATCACTCATCGAAAGTCATCCTTTATGCTGTATTTTTGAGTTTAATTAAAAATGCTGCATAAAATAATAATGTATGCGTAGATGCTTGTACATAGCATTCTCTGCATGTTTGGTTCATTTTGCACGATTGAGAGTTACAAGGAGGGCACAAAAAAGCCCCGTTCAGGGGCATCAGTGTTATTTGCTAAGAGCAGCGAATAATCGTTCGAAATCGATAGTATCTATAGCACGCGTAAGCGCCGGAAGTTCAGCCTCAAAGTACCCGTGTCGATCGTAAAAGAAGGGACCGAAGAGCGAGGCATGTTGGATTCTACTTCGCCCCAGCCCGGACACACAGTTAAGCCCATTACCGGCTAAAAGGCTAAAAAACTTCTCTGGATTATCGTGGTAAAGCTGGGAATCAATGGTGGCGGTTAACTCTTCCATAGGGAAGCACACCCGCCCTGTATCCCAGGGATATTTAGTCCGAAGCATAAACATTGCTTTCAGCAATTCACATTGAGCGCGGATCGCGTCCGGTTCATAGCCAGATATGGAGACATAAGCCACGTCCCTCATTCCTGCGTCATCTTTGAAAGTCACGATAGAAGTAACATCCAGCTCTTTTTCGAAAGAGCAAGCAGCATCTACTGGACGCTGAAGTAAATCATTCGACTTAATGCGCTCGAGAATCCCTCCCCACATATCATTTAGATATTCGATATGAGCCAAAACCTTATCAAGACACTCTCGTGTAAACCATTCAGTATGCCCGCCACCGACGCTTTTCTCCCACGGCGCATTCCAGGGGAAAAAGGTTGCGTGTAAAGCCCGCTCAAGATTAACCATTGCCAAACGCGTACCACGATAGACCCGTGAAAGCGCAAAATCGGGACTCACTTGTAGCCCTTTAAACCGTGCCAATGGACCACATGAAATGCCGATTTTAAAAGTATCTCCGTTCTCTGGCACCAGAACGTAGAGGTAGTGTTGTTTCTCTTCTTGCATATCAATACCACTGCTTGATGAGAACCGCGCAAATGTTGACTATGCGCGAAGGTTAATGTGAATAGTTGACTATGCGCGATGTGACTACAGTCAAAAGTTGACTGTAGTCGATTTAACTCCACCAAAGATCGACTATGTAAGATATTGTCGGGAGAAACGTTGACTATACGCGATGAAATGCCCCTAAAAGCCATCTCAATAGCGACTTGCAGAATATTGACGCCAGCAAAAATCCACCAGCGTCAACGAATGTCGCCTATAGTCAACTTCTCGCTATCGCATATAGTCAATATTATGGATTGCGCTTATGGATCTGGAAGCCGATTTTCCTGCCGTTTTTTATCTCTGAAAATTTAAGATATTCAATAGCTTCCAAATCTTTCATGGCTTTTCTGATAACGCTATTTTGCACGCTAACGGATGATTTGAGATTAAGCCTCGCTCTAAGGCGCTCAATGCTGACAGGTGCCGGGTTGGCGGGTAGAGCCTCAAAGAATGTATACAGTACCTTGGCCGTCTCTTTGCGCCCTAGTTTATCCAGCATCTTCAGCTTCAGGATTCGCTTATAGTCAACATAGTAAAGTTCAGATAGCTGTTTCTGCGGCTGGATCTCGATAACATCAAGCTCGGTATTCAGGCTGCTATATGCCAACAAGTTGACGTTAATGTTATTGAGATGACCTTTTGCCGCCGGGAAGCGGAATTTGACAACTGTCTGCTGAATGCGTGTCAGAGAGTCATCAATACTTTTACGGAACGCCTTTGAAAGGCGCTTACGTGGATAGCCGCATCGATCGGCAAACTCGGAGAATGGCAGGGTGATTATGCCGTCATCATCAGGTGCGTAGTCAAACAACGCGGAAGTTATGCCCACCCACACCTTAAAATCAGTATCCATATCCAGGCGTGGACCATGAATTTCAATTCCCTCATAGCCTTCCTGCTCAACAATTTTGAGGCTTGATAGTTCTTCAGTTGCGTTCGTTGTGTTTGTTGTAACTGACGATCCGCGACGTAGCGCCACATTGGTAGATTTTAAGGTTGGCACAAACACACCTAAGCGCAACAAAGCGATGGGTTGTATAGTGCTGTTGTTATTGGGCTTCAGGCTGTGGATTTCTCCTGTATTTCCTGCAACTTCTTCAACGCTAAGGAAGCCTTTACTTTCTTCCGGCATCACGGTTTCTCCATGTGTGGCGCGGCCTGACGTCAATTTGGATGGCTGTTATCAACAGCTGTGAATATTCAGACTCTAAAATCGCGTACAGTCAATGTTTCTGTCGCGTATAGTCAACAATAAATCGCGTGCAGTCAACAATAAATCGTGCACAGTCAACATAAAATCGCGTATAGTCAATGTTGATCCCATTTCAGGCCAGTAATGACGCGGCTTACAGCGATCCGGGATCTTCTTTGGATCTTCCTAGGTTCTCTTTAGGATCTGTTTATTGGATCTATGCTGTGGATAAGTTGAATAAACCGGCCAACAAAGCCGGTTGGAAGGAAGTCATATTATTCTACGCTTTCGATAAGAAGACCATGTTCATAACATTTAAGCTCATCGCCTTCATACAGGAATTGGTATCCAACACCACCATCTTCATGGACATTAGGGAATAACTCATAACTCACTGAAGAGCAAATCACACCAATGCAGCGATCAACTCCTTCTCGTTCTTCAGTGCTGAAAAAATCCTCTTCGGTAAGAACATGAGTACATTGCTCATCAGCATAGGTCGGAAATACATGCTCAATGCAATCCGGGTGTTTTAAACCAAGCTGATCGGCAAGCTCGAAAGCACGACGGTATTGTTCAGATCCTGGCTTGCCAACAGTGATTTGCTCAATTTTGTAGATTGAAGTCGCTTTGTTGATAGTTTGCTTTACTGTTACTTTATCAGACATAAAAATCCCTTTTAGTTACCGCTAATAGCTCGGTTGTAATCATTAACGTTGCGATTCTTCCTGTTAATCCCCATCAGCATCGTTTCTGTATCGAGGATATACGCTGGCAGATCATCAAAATATTCACTGCTAAACTCTGGCATCCTGCACATAAATGCACTTTTGGGGGCAGGGTGGTTAACCTTTGTCGGCGTCGGCGTTAAATTCGCTGATCGACTCCCGGAGCAACCGCTGAGTGTCAGCAGGAATACGCTGGCGAACATTACCCGCCGCAACCAGTTGTTTCTGAACTTCAGCTTTTCGTTCCATTTGCCTGTCAGCATACTTGGCTTGTTCTGATTCATTTTTCACTTCCTGGCTGTGAAAATGTTGATCTGCTTTGTTCATCGTCTCAATGGTCTGGTTAAGATCCATTATTGACTTATCACGTTCCTTAACAGCCTGATCAAGACTGCCAATTTTCTCCATGGCTTGCTTTAGCTGATGACGTTCCCACGCAAACCCAGCACCAACAAGTGCGCAAATCAGAACAAGAACACCAGTAGCAGCAAGTTTCTCCTTCAAAGACAAAGCTGTTTTTAACGTAGAAAAGAATGACATGTCTTCCTCCTGAAGAAAAATTATCAATGAAGTCCTTTGTTACTGTGCCGCTTTGTTTAATTCATCAAGAACAGAATCAGGAACCAAAGCGGCAACTGCGCTGGCTGTGCTGGCCTTATTTGCTGATGCTTCCGCAAGCGCGGTACCGATAGCATGGTTATAAGCAGTTATGGCTACGTTGGCGCTTTCATTCGCTCGTTCATACTGCTGTTGTAACGCAGTTGTGGGCGCTGTTGTCTGGTTGAAAACAACCCCAAACTGTTCAGTTGCTACTTTCAGAGATTCAATTTGCTCTTCTGTTAGTGCTGGTGGGGGAGTGGCAGTGCCGCCGCCTGAACCAGAGCCTGACGAGCTTCCTGAGCCAGTGTTAAGGGTCTGGTTAATCTCCCCCATAGCAGCGACTAAACTTGATGTATTAAGCGCGTTAACAGCGTCCTCAAGCGATTTAGTAATATTCACATCACCAATGGCAATAGAGATCGGCAGTTCTGAAACTTCTCGCTCATTAGCACGGCAGTAAACATCCCAACCAATATCGAGTTGAAGCAGCATTGACAGATCTGCATAACCAGCCAACAGGTCCGCGTGCTTAGTTGCCAGTTCTCCAATGTTCGTTAAGCCGGTTGTGGTTGTTCTGATCGTTGAAACATAGCTGGTAATAGTGTCGGGATAGACAATTGTATCCAGAATTAATCCGGTCAATTCTTCTGCAAGCAGTTTTGCTGTGTTAGCACTGTTTCGTGCCGATGTTATGGCACCAGGTGTTTTCATCCCACCGGCGGCGGCCAATTTTTTATATGCGGATAACTGGTAGTCTTTTTCCAGCATGATATCTCCTAACTTACCTGAACCAGGCCGTCTCCGGACGCTACGGTAGATCCGCATGAAACAGGGTCACCAACGCATACGATCCCTTTACCATTGACGGTAAACCATGCCCTGGTTGATATAGCTTGCCCACCGTGCGTACTGTTTCCATCGGTATGCTGTGCATATTGCTTACCATCAACTAACACTTCGACTCCGTTGACTTTAAGTAGTGGTTCACTCTCTACAGGAGGCCTGGATGGGAATCCTCCGTGCCCCGAACAAATGCTGTCTTTTGTTGCAATACTTGCCACGCCATCACCAATTATTTGCTCTGATTTTCGTTATTTTAACTTAGGTTATTTGTGGGCTGTATGGCGTTTACTTATTACAAAATTGCTCTAATAAATATTGTTTTTTATGTCGTATTTTCGGTACCATTCAGCCATCGCCCTTCAATGGGCATTTGTTTGGAGTCGTCAGATGCAGATGGAGCTAATAAGCCGCAAAGAGTTCGATAGCCGTGTAACCAGCGGTGAACTCGACAACTTGCAGGCTATCAAGGTGAAAGAAGGCTTTTGCCTCATTGGGAATCAGAGCGGAACAAATCGCGTTTTTATGCTTCGCCGTACGGATTTGAAGCCATTTGTCTGGAAGAACGAAATTGGTCCCAGCTCATACGCTCAAACGAGGGGGTGCCACAACCTGGCCTTTTTCTACAAAGACGAGCTTTCTGTGGTTGATATTCAAGGGTTACAACATGTTTAAGCACTGGAAAAACATTACTATTTATAAACTTTCTCGTGAGGCGGATCTGACCGACTTAGAAGATAAAAAGAAAATGATCCTTTTCACGCCATGCGGTAGTCAGGATATGGCCAAGTTCGGTTTTGTATCTCCATTTGGTGATAATTCCGAAGTTATCGCTATGCATGGAAATGGTTTTATCCTTGTTGAAGCAAAGCGCGAAACAAAAATTCTTCCCCCGCCGGTTATCCAGCGAGCTATTCAAGAAAAAATTGAAAAACTTGAGCAAGAACAAGCGCGTAAACTGAAGAAAACAGAGAAGGACTCCCTGAAAGACGAAGTTCTGCATTCTCTTCTGCCACGGGCTTTTTCAAAGTTTTCTGTTATCCAGGCGATCTACGACGGTTCAACTAAACGTATCTATATCAATGCCAGCGCGCGGCAGGCAGAGGATATGCTCGCGCTTATGCGTAAGTCTCTGGGTTCTCTTCCTGTTGTTCCCCTGAGTGTTGAAAATCCCATTGAATTAACGCTGACCGACTGGGTACGTGATGGTAGTGCTCCACAGGGATTTCAAATGGGGGATGCGGCAGAACTTAAGGCAGTGCTTGAGGATGGCGGTATTGCCCGAGTGAAAAAGCAGGATTTGGGAAGCGATGAAATTTCCACACACCTGGAAGCTGGCAAGCTCGTCACTAAGTTGGCACTCGACTGGCAGAACCGCATTAAATTTACACTGGACCATAACTTCAGCCTTACCAGCGTCAAATTTGCGGATGAATTGCTTGAGCAGAACTCTGATATTGATAGTGAAGATGTTGCGCAGCGACTGGACGCAGATTTCTTCCTGTTGACCAGTGAAATTTCGTGCCTGGTTGATGCTCTGGTAAATGCCCTTGGTGGAGAGGCTAAGCAGTGAAAGAGCTGTGCTATGGATCTGTTTGCAGTGGAATTGAAGCCGCGAGTATTGCCTGGGAACCGTTGGGTATGCGTCCGGCGTGGTTTGCTGAAATCGAGCCTTTTCCATCTGCCGTTCTTGCGCACCGCTGGCCCCATGTCGCCAACCTTGGCGACATGACAAAACTTGCCAAAAAAGTCCTGGCTGGGGAAATCGAATCCCCTGATGTGCTCGTCGGGGGAACACCTTGTCAGGCATTCAGTATCGCGGGATTACGTGGTGGGCTTGATGATGAGCGTGGCGCGCTAACTTTAAAGTATGTGGAGCTTGCAAATGCAATTGACGACAAACGGGCTGAGTCATTTCTCAAACCATCCGTTATCGTCTGGGAAAATGTCCCAGGAGTCTTGTCATCGGCAGATAACGCCTTCGGATGTTTCCTTGCCGGATTGGCTGGAGAAGATGCGCCATTTGAACCAGGTGATCGACCTGAATCAGGAAAAAGTAACGCGTTCTGGCGGTGGGATGGCAAAACCGGTTGCCATGTTCCAAAGTGGCCGCAGTGTGGTTGTATTTATGGACCGCAGCGAAAGGTGGCCTGGAGAATCCTTGATGCCCAATACTTCGGAGTGGCACAACGACGCCGACGCGTGTTTGTTGTCGCAAGTGCTCGAACAGACCTCGATCCCGCAACGGTACTTTTTGAGTTCGAAGGCGTGCGCCGGAATATTGCGCCGAGCAGAGGCGAGGGGAAGGAAACTACCAGATATACTTCAAACATCGCTATCAGATCTTGCGATGATACAAACATAGTTGCCATGGCACATGGGCAAGGAGGGGCTGAGATAAAAACCGATAATTCGGCACCAACTTTGACATGTAACCATGAAGCACCAATTGTATTGCTCGTCGACGGTAGAATGCGCCGTCTTATCCCTGTCGAATGTGAAAGGCTGCAAGGTTTTCCTGATGGACATACATTGATCCCTACGGAAAAGCGTAAAAAAGTTTCTTCAGATGAACTGGCATACCTTCGCAAAAACTATCCTGATTTGAGCGAAGAAGAGGCCGCGATGCTTGCAGCTGACGGACCGCGTTACAAAGCGATCGGCAATAGTATGGCGATACCAGTAATGCGCTGGATTGGCGATCGGATTGCCAAGGCTGCATGTCGGCAGAAGGAAGGGAGTGAAACAAAAGAGCGAAAAGTTAAACCAGCGGCAGAATTCGAACGGTCCATATTCAAATGGGCTGGTGGAAAATTTGGTGTTCTGGAACAAATCTTTCGCTATTTGCCAGAAGGGAAGCGCCTGATTGAACCTTTCGTTGGTGGCGGAGCTGTCTTCATGAATGCCGGATACCAGGAAAATCTGCTAAATGATGTGAATGCTGACCTGATTAACTTTTACAAGACTCTGCAACGCGAGGCGAATTCACTTATCACTCTGGCACATCGTTTCTTCCAGGACTACAACACACAGGAAGGATACCTGGCAGTACGGAATGCGTTTAACAAACAAGTCTATGATGATTTACATCGCGCAGCGGCGTTTTTGTTCCTGAACCGACATTGTTTTAACGGATTGACGCGTTACAACCAGGCCGGTGAGTTCAATGTCGGTTATGGGAAGTATAAAACTCCGTATTTCCCATTACAGGAGATGGAAGCCTTCCTCGGTGCGGAAGGGCGGTCTGAGTTTGTATGCGGTGATTTTGCAGCGGTGATTGAAGCTTCCGGAGAAGGAGATGTCATCTTTTGCGATCCGCCGTATGAACCGCTTCCAAATACAGAGGGATTCACGAACTATTCCGGTCATGACTTTAAGTTTGAAGAGCAAAAACGCCTGGTGTCTCTGTTGACGGATGCTCATCGTCGAGGTGCAAAAGTTCTCATTACTAACAGTGGCGCGCCAAACATCAGAGAGCTTTATCATGACAGTGGCTTCAGAGTGGAACCTCTTTTTGCCAGACGTTCTGTGTCTTGTAAGGGAGACACTCGAGGTGTTGCTCATGACGTTATAGCCATATTGCTCTAATAAATTTATTAGTGTAATATCGACTCAATGAATCGTGATTTATAGAGCGATTTAGCTGTTAGCCGCGACAGGCGCGGCGGCAAGTATGGCGGGGTAGTGACTCCTTCCCCATCATGACGCCGAGTTGCCAGGTTGACCATACGCCTAAGTGGCAACACCGAAGTGCGTTACGAGCTTCCAGTTTGCCCATCTTCGGGTGGGCGTTTTTTTCAGGGTTTTCGTCATGGTTAGCGACTTTGCGGCGGTTTAGAAACTGACCATTAAAGTAAATGCAAACGATGATCTGATGATGGTAGCGGCCTAAGAAGCCAGATGCCACGGGGTATGAGTCGTCCCCCGTCAAAAAATCGACCGCAGAGTGTCCCCGTCTGTGTATTAGGGAACGGGGAGGCACAACAGGTAAGGGCGCTGGTGTGATTAACCAGATGAACGAGAAGGGGCCATCTGTTGGTCAGCGTCCTTTCCTGTTGCGTCTTCTTTTCAGCGTAACAGCGGTGCTTAACAGCACTTTGGGTACAGTTCCACGAATTTACGGGTATATCCCGTCATGCTGAAAGCGCTAATCACGCTGGAAGCCAGGGTTATGCATCCCCTGTTACCGAATTGCAACCAGGGCGCGGTGCGCCGAAAAGCATACGGAGGTGGAAGCCCTCGCCGGAGACGTACCCGGCAAGTGATGGTGTAGCTCAGCGGTAGAGCAGTTGGCTGTTAACCAACTGGTCGGTGGTTCGAATCCACCCACCATCGCCAATTTAGGGGAGTTAGTCCGTAGAGGTAGCGGGGGAGACTGTAAATCTACTGTCATTGCGACTCGGGTGGTTCGACTCCATCACTCCCCACCAAATTGCCGGTTTAGCTCAGTTGGTAGAGTGCCTGCCTTGTAAGCAGGATGTCAGCGGTTCGAGTCCGTTAACCGGCACCAACACAACAGGTAAGGGTATTTTGCGACGTCGGAGATCGCCGTGCTTGGCAGAGGGTTCGAATCCCTACGAAGTACCCTTACCGTTGTGATGAAGTGCAGCTCTTTGAAGCAACCAGAAGATAAGCATCTGGCTTCACAACATAAACCGCAGGAACGACCAATAAACGGTAGTCCGTATGGAGAACACCCCGTTGAGGAAGAGGCCTGGCCGGAACCGTAACCGGCACTACAACGTTGAGAACACTGGCGTAACGGGGTCATATCCCAATCTATGAATAAATGTTGCGTTGCAGCGTGACAACCAGTGTTCTCAACATTGTGGTGAATGCACAGGCTGATGTGCCGCAACTACAGTAGTGCGCGCTTTGCGGGGCTTGCTACAACCCTGTGTCGGAGTTCAGCACCGACCATCACAGTTTGATTCTCTGGCATGAGCATAACGCTGAAATAAGTCCAGTCTGGTGCGGCCCGATCACCCGCCGTTAGCTCCACGAAACGGAGCACGTAACAGGTAAGAGCATTCTCCTGTAACGGGTTCATATCCCAATCTACAGGTCCACCAAGAATGCTCTTTCCGTTGCGGTGAATGCGGCTAAGCGCACGCGGGGAAATGGTTATATCAGTACATTCATTTCTCCTTGTTTCCCCGTCCACGGTGGATAACCAGCCAAAGGACACCGGGAGGCACCCGGCACCGCAGCTTTTTTATTCGTTAAATAATGGAGTGAGAGGATGCAGAACAATCCGAACAAATGTCGAACGCTATGGGTGCGGTTATATATTTATGCCGTCCTCTGTTTGATTGTGTCACTGGTTCTGTATGTTTGGCTTTTGCCAAATATGATCTCATCTAACAGCACAATACTTGTATTGTTGGGAGTCCTTCTCGCGCTCATTTACCCAGCTTTCGCAGTAGTCTTTTTTCGTGAAAAAACCAGGAAATTAATTAATGAAAAAAACGTTGATTAGTGCAGCGATTATTTTGGGTTCTTTATGTCTGACCGGATGCGATCGGGTAGAGCCAGGTAACGTAGGGATCAAAGTAAATAAGCTGGGGGATGATAAAGGTATCGGTGAAGTAGTTGGCGTTGGTCGCTACTGGACAGGCTTGAATACTGAAGTTTATATCTTCCCGACCTTTAAGCAAATGAAGACATACGATGAGCCGTTCAGCTTCCAGATGAGCGACGGAACAACCATTGGTTACCACATCGGCGTAGCCTACAAGGTTGATCCAGCAAAAGTCACAACGGTATTTCAGACCTATCGCAAAGGTGTAGATGATATTACTGATACCGATCTACGCCAGAAGGTTGCAGATGCTCTGAACCGGTTAGCCAGCAAAATGACAACCGACAAATTTATCGACGGTGGCAAATCCGAATTGCTTGATGCAGCCCTTAAAGACATTCAGGAAGAAATGACGCCAATCGGCATTCAGGTGATGAGCCTCTCTTATGTAGGTAAGCCAGAATACCCGCCAACAGTTATTGACAGTATTAACGCCAAAGTCACGGCAAACCAAAAAAACCTGCAACGCGAGCAAGAGGTCAAACAACGTGAAGCAGAGGCCAACATGCTGCGCGCGGAAGCTGCCGGACAGGCTGATGCTATTCGCACAAAAGCCCAGGCCGAAGCTGATGCCATTCGTTTACGTGGTGAAGCTCTGCGCCAGAACCCCGGTGTTATGGAGTTGGAAGCGATCAACAAATGGAACGGTACATTACCGCAGTATATGACCAGTAATACCGCTGTTCCGTTTGTTCCGGTGAAATAAAAGCGTAAGCAAAATTGGCAGTAATCCGGCCCTTTAGCTCAGTGGTTAGAGCTGGCGACTCATAATCGCACGGTCACCGGTTCAAGTCCGGTAGGGGCCACCATATTTGGTTGTAACACGGCGTCTGGCACATGCGTCGTTAGCGGTCTGGTGACGTTAAAGGGGTAACCTTTCCCCTAGCTCAGGCAACAAACCAGGTAGCCGGAATGTGCAAGCCCCGTTCATAGCGTCGGACTGCGGATTCACCATCTTGGCGATTCGGTGTGACAGCCGGGAAGAGTCCGGCGAATTAATCCTGATTTTCTGGTGATGACTCATATCGTTAGGAGTGATTTGAGTATGCCGATTATATCTGACATTCAGCACGCCTGGGTGGAGTGCTAATGTCTGCATCCCCTCTTGAATCCATGCCAAATTCCCTTAGTGCAGAACAAGCTGTACTTGGTGGCTTAATGCTTGATAACTGCCGCTGGGATGAAGTTGCAGATCGTATAGTTACTGATGATTTTTATACCAGTGCTCATCGTGAAATTTTCAGTGAGATGGAGAGGTTATTAAGTCATGGCAAACCGATTGATTTGATAACACTTGCTGAAGCACTTGAACAGAACGGTAAATTAGAACGCGCCGGTGGTTTTGCGTACCTTGCGGAGATGTCAAAGAACACGCCCAGCGCGGCAAATATTTGTGCTTATGCGGATATCGTTCGTGAACGCGCGGTTGTTCGTGAAATGATTTCCGTCGCAAATGAAATAGCTGAAGCTGGATATGCGCAGGATGGCAGGGGCAGCAATGAATTGCTGGATATGGCCGAGCGCCGCGTTTTTGAAATAGCTGAAAAACGACAAAAGAGCGGTAGTGGTCCAAAAGATATCGCCAGCATTCTCGATGCAACGGTATCTCGCATAGAAGAGTTGTTTCAGCGACCGCATGATGGTGTAACGGGGCTTGATACCGGATTTACCGATCTCAATAAGAAGACGGCAGGACTTCAGGCGTCCGATCTCATTATTGTCGCCGCCCGCCCATCGATGGGGAAGACTACGTTTGCGATGAATCTCGTCGAAAATGCCGCAGTCCGTAACGATAAGCCCGTATTGGTTTTTAGCCTTGAGATGCCGAGCCACCAGCTGATGATGCGCTCACTGGCTTCTCTTGCACGCGTTGATCAGACTCGTATTCGAACAGGGCAACTTAACGACGAGGATTGGGCGCGGGTTTCTGGCGCAATGGGGATTCTGTTGGACAAGCAGAATATTTTTATTGATGACTCAAGTGCCCTGACGCCGACAGAGCTACGTTCCCGCGCTCGTCGTATTTATAAAGAAAATGGTGGTTTGAGCATGATTATGATCGACTACCTGCAACTTATGCGCGTCCCCGAGCTGCAAGATAACCGAACGCTGGAAATTGCCGAGATTTCTCGCTCACTGAAGGCGTTGGCGAAGGAATTACAAGTACCGGTGGTGGCATTGTCACAACTTAATCGATCGCTTGAACAGCGTGCGGACAAACGACCGGTAAATTCAGATTTACGTGAATCAGGAGCAATTGAGCAGGACGCAGACCTGATCATGTTTCTGTATCGCGACGAAGTTTATCACCCGGATAGCGAAATGAAGGGCATTGCCGAGGTAATTATCGGAAAGCAACGAAATGGCCCAATTGGCACGGTGAGATTGGCTTTTAACGGCCAATACTCACGGTTTGATAACTATGCTGGTGCTGACTGGCAAGAGGATTATTGATGCAACGGAAACTAACTAAGCGTAATAAAAATTGGTTGAGCGACATGCTGAAAAAAGCCAATCGCAACCATATGTACCTCAACGACTGGCTATCAATTAAAGGTAATCTCAGTGATGCAAAAATGATCGACAGACATGTTGCGCGCTATGGTGTTTCACTTGTCTTAGAAAAGGCTGAATTAGTATTTTCGGAATATTATTCCATTCCGCAAATTAGCTCCAAAGGAAAAATATGTGGCTATGTGCTCAAACATAAAAGCAAGCTGGATGAGCTTTTAGTCAGGGAAAAGGAGACGCAATGAACATCCTGATCATTGGGCGAAAATTTGAAGCTATCAGTGATGTGAAAACATATACGGAAATGTGGGCTTACAACCTGGCCTGCGCCTTTAGTGAGGCTGGGGTAACATTGCAATACCATCGTCCATATTCTCCCGGCGTCGAAAGCCCGGAGGATTATGTTGAAGCTGTGTTGACCGCTGCGCTCTCGTGTTCTGCGAAAGCCATTTTAGCGCCAGGATTGCGGTATTTTACTACGGTGCCCAGGGAAATAGGCGTGCAACTGCGTCGTCGATTCACTGGATGGGTAGCTCAGGTATACGACGGTTCTATGCTGGATTCGGCACCAGTTGATATTACTTTTACTGTCCGCGATGATACCTGGCGGTACCTGGATAATCCCGGCAGGTTAGAGCGTCATAATCGCTTTAACAAACATGTTGGATGGGCAGCGAATCAGGAGCTGTTCCATCTGGAAACCAAAACAGACGATGTTCTGCGTATTTTTGTAGACCACGCTGCATTTGATGTTAGTGGGTTTGATCACTCCTTAAGTATCCTTATGAACCTTCAGCGTCTGACTGTTCCGTATGAGGCCAGAACGTTGACCGATGACGGATTGGTTACCATTGATCCGGGGAATATTTCGGTAACTCCATACAGACGGACGCCGGTACCAGCAACCGAATTTGCAGCTGAATTGCGTAAGAGTGATGTTTTTATTGTTACGCATCCCGAAAGCCTTGGATTAACTGTTCTTGAGGCGGCAATGTGTGGGGCGTTGGTATTAACTCCTCCCGATTGCCTTCCGCCAGATCGCCTGGCTTTGGTGAACCATATGGTTATCAAGTCGCGGATTGATTGGGATGAGGTTATTGCTCGCGTTGATCGCGTGAAAAATGCTGAAAAGGTCCAGTGTCACACCTGGTCGGCAATTGCGGAAAAGATGCTTGAGACGTTTATCACGCAGAAACCGTCGCGCGGTAACGGATAAAAAATTGAACCCGTCATAACAGAAAAGCCCGAACGCCGGGCTTTTCTTAAGCCTTGTCAACAGAGACTTGAGCGGCTTTTATGGATAGATTCCCGCTGGCCTCTATCGCCATACTTCCCCCCGCCTTCAGGGCGACATCCGCGCCTGACTTTATATCGAGATTTCCTGCGGAAGAGATGAATGCCGGACCTTGAGAAATGGCATATAACTCCCCGGCCTCGTTGAACCCGATTGTTGTTCCACTTTTCAAGTGCGTAACGGCCCAGGCTCCGCCCGCCGTCCGGACCTCCATTAGTCCGTTCCGCGACGAAATAAAGTCTTTTTTGGCGCTGGTTGATGGTTGTGCTGGTGCACCTTCGACTTCAGGCGGTACATAGCCTTCACCTTGTCCTGACGCTTCAGGAGGCACATTGGGAGCACCACCGGATGCATCCTGTGCATAACCGATTATCAATGGCCATCGAGAATCCCCATTGTAGGGAAATTCTACCCATACTTTATCGCCGGGCAGAAATGGTGAAAACGTGTTTGCATTGGACAATATAGCTTCTGCCCACGGCAATGAGGCATCTGGTAACCCATCCATCATGCCGACAACGCGTATTTGTGTACGCATCAGACCTTTAGGGTCATCGACGCTTACCACTACAGCCCGATACTTCCCTGTCAAACTACCCATTCACCACTCCTAACTGTGCTCGGCTGACAAAACGGAAGCGGTCTTCGAAATGAGTCACGGACATCACTATCATTTTGTCAGGGATAGATTCATCGAGTTCTCCGTCACCTGCCGTGTTATGCACGACAATTTTCAGCGTCGTACCCGGAGTTAGCGCGGCATTTCCTTCCACCAGCATATCGAGGCGGGGGAGAATAAATTTGTTGTAGTTCGCCAGCGCGGTAGGATCGGGATTGCTCGTAAATTTAATGGGGTCTTCCTGGTTACCTGAGTAAACCACACCTTTGGTCATGTCATAACTGGCCATTCTGTAATTGTGGCGGCGCTGGTATTCATAATCGGCATTCAGGATGTTGAACTGACTAATTGTAAATCCGGATGTGTTGGGATTGGCGGACTCATAAGTAAGCGATGGAGCGGCGTTTGCCATTTTTTCCATACTTTTAAAATTGATCGTCCCCCTGGATGCCCAGCACATAGAACCGGTATCCCGGGCTATCTCCTGCAATACCTTGGTCGGTTTTTCTCCAACATTTAGGTGGTATGTGGATGTTTTTCTGAATGAGTCAGCATTTACCTTCAGACCAGGGGCAAGAGAGGAAACTACGGCTGATGGTGGCTTATCAACAAAATACTGTGTGCTGGTGGACGGAACTTTTAATAACCGCACCGGGTTACTAAACGCGTAAATCAGTACAGTATCGTCCTTGCGCGGCGCTTTAAGAACAAAGAACTCTTCCGAGAAGAGGATGCCGCCATGACCTTCCGGATCACCAAGTGAAACGGTCAGTATTGTCCCAAATTTCACCCCCAGCTTATTGACCACGTAAGCCGTTGAATCCCTGACCATGAGCATAAGCTGGGGACCAGATAGCTCCCCGGGTTCGACATAGGTACATCCTACGATCATTTCGCGAGGGATTTCGTTCTGCCCAATTGAAACAGATTGCAGGAATAGCTGAGTGCGTTTTGAATCAGTTTCCGGGGCTGTGGTGGTCTTTGTGGCCATCTAATTCCTCCAGAATTTTCGCTTTTACCGTTATGGTGCCGGTGGTTTGCTGCATATAAGCCAGGATAGGAAGTTCCGCCACAACGGTGAGGTTCAATCCAACCGCGAACAGCCTGTTGTCGGCGGTGCCGGTGGTCAGATCCTGAAATGCGATTGATTTTTGCCCTTCTATGTAACAGGTAACCGGTATCTCATAACCGCCGACATTGGCAATGTGAGTGAAAGATGCCTGCCCGAGGCTGGCATACATTCGTAGCCAGAATGCTAATGCAGTTGTAACCATCCCAAGAGATTCCTTCTCGTCACTGGCGATCCATAGCGAATATTCCAGTGAGAAAGGGATAGTCGATACCAGGGCTTCAATCTCATCATTTTCATTGGTGACATGCCCTTCATCGTAATTATCCCGGCACAGTTCACCTTCATAAATTGAAAACGCGGGAGAACGAGACAGATTCACAAGCGGCATTGCCAGCTTATTTACTGGGCCAGCAGAGGCTGTATCTTTGCGCCCGGCGCGATCGGCTTCAAATGACGACAACCACTCCTTCACATCACTAAAAGTGCCGAGCGTTATGCGATCTCTTGGTGTGCGTTTCAGGAACTCCCTGAATGACTGGTTAGTGCGATCATTAAAGCTGACAACTTGTGAGTCGAATGCTTCGTTTAAAGCCTGTGCGAGCGCCGAATCAATGCCATCAATAGTGGCAAATTCCAGCTTACCGGTTGGAGTAAGACCTTTTTTCTTAAAGATGGCCAGTAGCCATTCCTGATTATTCAGAATCACCGATGAAATTCCCTTCAAAGGCGCGTGAAGGCACGCAATAAAACAAACTGCCTACCCTGGCAGTGCCGTAATTGAATATTTTATGGATGTACCAGAAGCGGCGAATGGTTGTGCCGTCTGACAGCTGTTCCAGCCATTCGAGCATAGAACCCACTGGCACATTAACGGCGGCCAACCGAAGGATTAAAGCACTGTCGCTAATTCCCGTATTATCACTGCCGTCGTATAGCGCGTAGAAGGCGTCCATCTCATCCGGGCAGTCGAGGGCCGTTATCAGTTCTGGATCCTGATAGTCATATATGCGTTGGTTCGGTTCTATTATTTCAGATGCCGTTTCAGGTGCATTTTTGTCTCTGTAAGGTATTGCGCGATACAGAACCGCATCGAATGAGTCAGGGTCTAGCTTGATTGCTTTGAGCCAGTCCATCCGCACAAGGTTATTAAAAACTGCATGACCTTGATAACGGTGGCGCACACCAGAATCACTAAGCAGGCCGTGATCCAGATTGGGAAGGTGATTGTCCTCCACAGGATCAACAATATTACCAACGTTAACACCATCGGTTTCGATTTCAGCATCAATATCTTCCTCTTCAATCAGTTCAGAACCTTCGCCTGGAATATCCGGATCCGATTCGGTGTCCGGGAGGTTATCACCAGTCACTTGTTGTGATGGTTCTGTGTCCTCAAACATGTCATCAAAGAAACCAGCCATCGATTATCCTTTCCGTTTACGGGCTTCGTTAATTTGTGTCTCAAGAATGCTTCGCGCCTGCGCAGTGGCAGCGGCCTTGTCCATTCCCTGACTCATGAAAAACTTTATGAGGTTGTTCGCCTGCGTTTGCAGGGCTTTTTTGAGAGCGTCGGCTTCAGCGCGAGCCTGGGCTTCCCTCACCCGCGATGCTTTTAGTTCGGCATTCTTCCTGTTTGCCGTGGTGCGAGCTTTTTTTAACAACCGGCGAACGTTGTCCGTGGCGCTATCTTTTGCGCGTAGTTTTTTGCCTAATGCATCCTGAGATTTCAGATACAGCTCATACTCACGCGCAGCTTTAGCCTGATCCGTCGTTGTTGTCCGGTTGCGCGCGAGCGATTTAGCCAGTTCGCCTTTGAAATAGGTTGTTGTCTTCCGCTTGTCATCGCCGAAGGCTACCTGTTCAGCTGCTTTTTCCAGGGCAATAATGATGGCCTTGTGCCATGTGGGAGACTGAAAACGCGTCATAGCGTGCAACACATGTTTGCAGGCCACACCAGTCAGATCAGGGTTGCGGATCTTGGGGAATGCATACTCTTTTGGCGGCGCGACAGCATAGTTACCAGCCGTGGCCATATAACGATACCAGTATTGATGGCGTCCACAATCACAGTCGAAAGATACCCGGCCCTTGCAGAGATCGGCAGCGATTCGGGCTTTTTTCGCACCGTCTTCAGCAATTTCCTCAACGGCTTTATCCCATTCCTCAAATCGAATTCTGACACGGTGATGCTGGTGGACCGACTCATCCGAGGCATTAACAGATATCAATGCAAGGTTGTGTTTTAGCCCGAGGAATGTCGCGGCTTTGATCCCTGTGCCATCAGAAACCTTGTTGTTAGCGCGTTTTATATCAATGCTGGTGGACTGCGCCACCAGCTGAGCATAGGTAATGCCGGGTACCGTGCTCTTGAATTTGGTTTTATGAGCCTGCCTTGAGGTGTTGAAACTGCGTATATCTTCGGGCGTAAAGTAGGTGCCATCTTTCTTTTTCCCAAGGCTGAGGAATGCCTCAAGTTCGCGGTTACGCATCCCCATAATCCTTGGGGTGAGTGTACGTCGCGCGTTTCGCCGATTCTGACGCTGCTGTTTACGGATAAGATCGAAGACCTTGTTAAAGTCTTTTGCACTTAATCCATCAGTCTGATAGCGACCAAGGTTGTCGCGAGCATATTCAGTTGGCATTCATTTCCCTTACGCAATGGATAATGTCCCTATTACCTGGCCGTCGTATTGGAAATGGCGAATCATTTCGCGGATCCAGGTGGCAGGTGGGAGTTTTAATTTTTTGCCAACAGTCATACCCTGAGACTCATCCTCAAGCCCGGCGGCGAGCGTCACAACCCAGCGTAGCTCTGCTATGCCCCACATACGGTAAGCCAGCAAATCCGGGCGATATTGCTCATCGGGAAGAACGTAATAAATCGTCAGATTCTTGTCGTTCGATTCACACATAAGCATCACCTCTTTGCGTAGCTCTGCCCTGAGTATTGGATCGGCTATGTTGCGGTCGTCATACCGCGACAGAGGATATTGCCGGGTGCTTTGGGTTGTAGTGATTGATGTAGCCATAGTCAGCCTGCCAGAAATAGATGATGGTGATTCTACCGCTAGTCATTTGTTGAATATTTAACTCAATAAAAGAAAATTATTAGTGCAATTTTGATTGTGAAATGTATCATTCTGCCCTTAAGTAGGTTCTTCACGAGGAAACAAAATTGGCAGAACGTGTTGATGATGCAGAGCTGAGCATGAATCAGTTAGAAGCTCTCAAAGACATGGCCATCGATAACATCAGAAAGCAGGCACAGGTCGTGAGCCAGGTATTTACAGGGAAGTGTCGTTACTGCAATGAATCGATTGAATCAGGCATTTATTGTGACGCTGAATGTGCGCAATGGCACAGGGAAGAGCAGGCCGCAAAACAGCGTAAATATAGCATGCGACCGGCAGGATTTGACTGATTATGTTGCGCTTTACTGAGGAAGAGTTTCAGGCTTTTAGTGAGCGTCGAAATAAGGGGCGGTCCAGGCCAAAAACCAAAAAGGATCCATTCTTATCGCTTGCGCCGGTAAAAGAAGTTTCTCCACATGCGAAGGCACTTGCAGCACTGGCAAAGAACCCAGACCTGCGCGACGGAAATTGCGAGCACTTCGAGCAGGTTTTCATTTTTGATTACTTCGAACGCAAGCACCCTGACATCTATGAGCTGTTGCATGCAACGCCTAACGGAGGGAAGCGTTCAAAAGCAACCGCCGGGAAAATGAAGGCTTAAGGGCAGAAAAAAGGTTATCCGGACATGAGTCTCGATAAAGCATGCGGTATTTATCACGGCATGCGAATTGAGCTTAAAGAACCAAATGGTAAAGCCCCGACGAAAGAGCAGATCGCCTGGATGCGCAGGCTTAGAGAGGAAGGCTACTACGTTGTTCTTGCGTATGGTGCAGAACAAGCGATTACCGCCATCCTGGAATACATAAGTCTTAAAAAGGGTGAGGCTATCGAGCATGTATTGAACGGCGATAAGTGGTTGCATATTGCTTAAAATAATAAATTAATTAGTGCATATACGCTCTTTGTGATAGTGCACTTTAACATCGGGAGAATAATCGTGTCATCCAAGGTTAATTATGAGTCGCTGGCATCGGTCATGCCGCGTAATGAACAGGAAACAGATGCTGTAGTGGACCCTGTAATCGCTGAAATGAATGCTCGCCTGGAGGCTGAATTTGCAGCTGAGAATGAACATACCACCCAGGGCGACTAGGACTGTTTTTTGTGTCGGTAGCGGTCCGTCACTCACTCGTGAGGACTGTGCTGCTATAGAAAAAACTGGCTGTTCAATCATCGCGGTTAACAATTCCTGGCAGATGTTCGATGACATTTATGCCTTATACGCCGGTGATTTGTCATGGTGGAAGCAATACGGATCCACCATACCGGGAGGGAGATTCCGCAAAGTGACAGCCAACCTGGCGGCGGCGAAATCATTTTCGTTGGAGTACAGGCGATATTGTGGACCGGCGGAAGGGGTAAATAGCGGCGCGCAGGCTATCAGTCTGGCTGCTGAATCAGGGGCTGAAGTAGTGGTATTAGTCGGCTATGACTGTTCTCTGCAAAACGGCCTTCATTGGCATGGCGCGCACCCTCAAGCACTACGGAATCCAACGCAGGTGTCTATTTCAAAATGGCAACAGCAGTTCCTGGATACCCGCAAAAAACACGCAGATTTACATATTTTGAATGCAAGTAGGAGCAGTGCAATTCAATGTTTCCCAAGAATAAATTTAGAGGCAGTGATCGCGTTATTATCGTCGGCAGTGGCCCAAGCGCCGCAAACTTTGTTGCGCCGCGCGGAGTGCCGATTATAGCGGTCAATGGGGCCATCGACTGGCTTAACCGCGCTTCTTATTTTTTCACCCTTGATCCATCCCCAGACAATATGCGGCGCGTTGGTCGTGGCCGCCGTCGCCGTGGTGTTTGTTATTGCATGGCACTACCCGATGTTAAAGAACGTGAAGTCAGAGATGGCGTTCTGTGCTTCCGTCGTGTGGCTGAACGCGGCATGGAGCCAAAAAATACGAATTCTCCCGAGTGGTGGGCGTGGCGCTGGTCCGCACATTTCGGCCTTTGCGAAGATGAGAATGAAATTGCCAGCGGCAATAGTGCATATGGTGCTCTGAACCTGGCTTTCCATATCGGATTCAAACATGTAGCTCTGGTGGGCGTTGACGCTACGCAAGAACTACGCGTTCACTCCGGCGGCACGCCAAAAAATCTAAGTCACCTGCCTTTGTTATTCCAGTCTGCGCGTGAACAGATTGACGTTGTTTCATGCGGGAAAATGGGAGGTATTCCGCAGATGACTCTTAAAGAATGGCTGAAGAATACATGATGGCACCCACAATTTATCACCGTATCGACGGTACCAAATACAGGAATGTCTGGGTTGTTGGTGATCTGCATGGTTGCTACACCAGACTGATGTCCGAACTCCATCGTGTGGATTTTGACCCGGCGCAGGATTTACTGATATCGGTCGGCGACCTTATCGATCGCGGTACTGAAAATGTCGAATGTCTGGAACTATTGCAGATGCCCTGGTTCAGGGCAGTGATGGGGAACCATGAGCGGCTGATGATTGATGCGTTAAGTCCAGATGGCAACGTGAATAACTGGCTAATGAATGGCGGACAATGGTTCTTCATGCTGGACACTGATCAGGAAATATTAGCCTGGGCGCTGGTGGAGCTGGTAAAGCATCTGCCCTATATCATTGAGTTGAACACCGGGCAAGAAACTATCGTTATAGCCCATGCCGACTATCCGGATAATGAATACCAATTCGGTAAGGAGGTGCCGCTTTTCAACGTTGTCTGGGCGCGCGAGCGTATCAGTGATTCGATGGATGATATTGGTGGCGAAATTTCGGGCGCAGATCGTTTTATCTTTGGTCACACTCCGGTGAAAAGCCCGAAGACATTCTGGAATCAGCAGTATATCGACACTGGTGCCGTATTTTGCGGAAACCTGACATTGATGAAAGTGAAAGGTGATGGTGCAGCATGAAGATTGCTTTAGTTTTTCGCTCTGGTGGTGACTATAACGCTTCCGATGTGCAGTGGCTGGTTAATCAACTGCCAAAAGGCTATGAAATTATTTGCCTGACAGACCTGAAGCGTTTACATGTACCTGGCGTCAAAGTTGTCCCATTGATCAACCAGTGGCAAAAGTGCCGTGGCTGGTGGGCGAAAATAGAGTTGTTCCGACCGGATATAACCGATGATCTGTTCTATCTGGATTTGGACACGGTTATTGCCGGTGATATACGCCCAATCCTAGAGCATCCACCAACCAGCTTCACCATGCTTAGGGATTTTTACCATCCACAATATCGTGGCAGCGGTGCCCTGTGGATACCAAATAGTGTAAAAGCGCATATCTGGAGTGCATTCTGGCAAGATCCGGAAGGTTGGATTGCTCGTTGTGTTACTACTGAATGCTGGGGTGATCAGGGGTTTTTGCGGAAGGTTATGGGTGATGATACACCAGCATTTCAGGATCTGTATCCGGGATGGTTTGTAAGTTACAAGGCCGATGTTGTGGAACCTGGTTCGAAATATGCGAGCGCGCGTTACTCCAGGGGGAATGGGGCATTACCAAAAGACTGCCGAATAATCTTTTTCCACGGCAAACCGCGACCTCGCGAAGTGTCAGAGGATTGGCTTCCCCTTATCAGCTCATTTTTTGAGCGAGAATCAGAATAATATTGCTCTAATAATTCCATATTTTTAAAACGTGATGTACACTCATCACGTTTTTTATTAGAGCAATCTACAAGGTGCACTATGTGGCCATTCCGACGGAAATATCACTACTGGCTGATCGCCTTTGTTACGCCGACCGGCGGTATCAGGCATGTCATCACCAGGTATCGCAACAAGAGACTCACCTTAGCCAGAATTTTACAGGCTGCCATAGGTGAGGGACTGGATACAAATTGCGTAGTCCTTCCACCTTCATACTTAGGAAAAATGACCGAAGCACAAGCTAATACGGAACTTTGAAATGAGCACTTCAGCACAAAACCAATCAATCGAAAATGTATCTATCCCTGATGTCCTGAATGCCGGTATCCCGGCCATTATCCAGAACATCCGGGCCGCGCAACGCCGCGTTAGTTGTGATGACCTCACAGCACGTTTTTTTGATAATGCGGTTCAGTCAGCGGAGATGCTTCACGCACAGCTTATTGATGTTTATAACGCAGAAGCTGATAGCCATAACTCCCTGGTCGATGCAGCTGAAAATATGCAGTTGGATCTCGGTCTGAAGGGTAAAGAAATTGAAGAGCTTCAGCTGCAAATTGAACATTTGAAACGCCAGCAACAGGACGCGATCGACGATGCGACGCATGACGCCAACCAGCGTGCTGATAATGCCGAACGTATAAGCATTGAGCTGGAAACAAAACTCAATGAAATGACCGCGATGGTTGAACTGCGGAACTCACAGATTTCAACGCTAAAATCTCAATATAAAGAGATCATGAAACTTGATCCTTTTAACCTTGAGAAACGCTATAACAAAGCTAAAAGCGAGCGACAGGAACTGCGTAAGCAGGTCGCCGACCTTAACCAACAGCTCAAAAAAACTATTAAAGATGCAAGCGAAGCGCGCGTGGCATTTGCTAATAAAAAAGCAGAGGTTACCGCGCTGGTTAATGAGAATGCCAAATTTGCGACGCTCAAGAAGGAAATGTATGGCATTACTGAGCGCCGTTTCCCTGCAAGCAAACTTCACCCGACGTTAGGGCAAATCTCCTTCTTCCCGCGCCTCCTGGCTTATGGGATCTCATCGCCTAAAGAGTTCAATAACGAGCGTCCTTATATCGTTTCTAAGCTGGACTTTGCTTATCAGTTCTGCTGCGACATGGGCTATGCCATTGATATCCGGATCAACGAATGGTTGATGCCAAACTTCCAGCCGTTGGCCATTTTCCGCGAGTTCCAGCCGGAAGGTTGGGTAGAGTTCTTCCATGAATTGATCTGTAAAGAGATGGAAAGCCGCCGCCCGGAACTGGTCCGTCGAGTTGAGTGGGCGCAAGAGGTTATGTTGGCAGATGCAGAGCTGCCGTTCAAACCGGAATTCATTGATGATCTGGCAACTAAAGGGCTGCATACCCTGTTTGATGTGGTTACCCGCCGTCATGAGCAGTTGGTTGTCGAATTGAGTTTAGAGGAAACTGCGGCAAGAAGACTTCTCGATGTTTGCTATGCACGTAGCGATGCATGGGAAAAAGAGAACGGCGGCACTATTTACGTTCGCTGATAGTTACAGTGTCACTTTTAATGCTGGTGGAGTGCGTCCCACCAGCATTTTTTTCGTCCAATGAGGAGGGCATTTGAGTATTTTCAATAAACACGCACACCAGGAACGTCCGTATATCGTCATAGTCGATATTGATGGAACAATATCGGAGGCAACGGAAGACAGACTGCATTTGCTTCCGCCACCAGGTAAAGGTGCATTAACAAAGGACTGGAACGAGTTTAATCTCGCCTGTGACACTGATACTCCCATAACTCCAGTTATTGATATTGTGCGCCAGTTATTTAACGTTTACACGGTCTGGTTTGTAACCGGGCGCTGTGAGATCGCAAGGGATAAAACACGAGCTTGGCTGCGGAAGTACGTAACAAACGGGGCTGAGCCTTTGCTATCTATGCGCCCTGCCACCGATGACAGAAATGACGGCCCAGCAAAGATTGATCTCCTTAAGAAAATTGGTCTAAGTAAAATTGCGTTCGCGCTGGAAGATAAGATTGAAGTGGCGCGTGTTTTCAGGAGACACGGCGTGCTTACGTTAATGGTCAGGGAGTATGAAAATGCGCTTCTTCATCAGCAGTAATTGCTCTAATAAATCTTGATTTTTAAAGCAGGGAAAGTGAAAATAAAAACATGCCGCAAGGCGCGGCATGTATCTAATCAATCACAGGAGCTGAAAATATGAACACGGCATTCAAAATCATTATGGCCGCGATCTATTTCTGGCTGTTCTCTATCACTTTTGGCGGCATCGTCGCGCATGGGTAAGGGGGATGCATGAAAGGCGAAGTGAAAGAGCGCGGCATGATTTTCAACGATGAGATGGTCCGGGCCATCCTCGAAGGAAGGAAAACGCAGACGCGGCGGATAATGAAAAATCAGCCTGCGGAAGTTGGTCCAGAAGCACCAGTGATGGTTAGAAAAATTGGTGCAGGTTTTCAGTGGTACGGGGCTGATGGTGTAAGCAGTGTTTTCAATTGCCCCTTTGGTATCGTCGGCGATCGAATTTGGGTTCGTGAAACATGGGCGATATTAGGCAATGAGGATGGTTGCAGTGTGGACTGGAACGACAACCTTTGTCGTGGCGATGAGAAGAGCGCAGCAAGGATTTATCGGGCCAGTTGTGAGCAAAAGCCTGGTGATTACGGCTTATGGTCGATATGTGGCCTACAAAAAAGGTAGCTGGAACGGCAACGATGTTTACTGGCTTCAACACGGTGGATTGCCAACCGATGACTTCAGTAAAGCGACCATCTTTTGCGTCGCCAACAAAAACGAACCAGGAATAGTTTGGTTGCCATTTTCCATTGCTGATGCAGTAAAGCGCCGGACGTTCAATATCAATAACTTTAACCGCAGAACAATGGTTCAGGGCGCAGGTTTGGTCATGCCTGACTGGTTGAAAGAGCAGAACAGAAGAAAGAAGTCGCGAAGCGGGAAGGTGCGTTGGAATTGTCCGCATTGCGGAAAAATCACCTGGCAGTACAGCCCATATGATTTTGAAGGCTGTCGTGATTACAACTGTGAAGGATGGCGAGAATGACAATTGACTATCAAGAACTGCGCGAGGCAGCGGAACAGGCAACGCAAGATGAATGGGTAGCATATATTTTGCCGGGTCATAACGGCATTTATCCTGCGCGCACGTCTGAGGGTAGGCATTGTGCGGATACTTTATTGACTGGCCTGGCGTCTGTCAGGGGCGGGAGAGCATCAACATGAGCATCAGAACCTACGCAGTGAATTGCAATGACGCATGGCTAAACACCGAAGGTGATGACATCTCCGGCTCATACGTTAAGTACAAAGACCATCAGGAAGTGGTTGCCGCTCTTGAGGCCAAGTGCGCGGCGCTGGCAGTGGAGAATGAGCTGGCTCGTAAGGCAGTTCAGGCATTCTGCGATGTTGTTGGCGACAACACCGAGGTTATCGCTGAGGTGGTTGGGCGAGATGGCGTTCTGGTTATTTTGGAGGCCATGAAGGCAACAGGAAATATGCCAGCCACCGATGCTTTCCTGGCTGAAGTGCGGGCGCAGGGCGTGGATGCTGCTATAGAAGCTGCAAAAAATCTGGTGGCCCAAGAATATGAGTATAAGGATTTCAAAGCGGCGCAGAGTGATTGCTGTATGCACCCTGGTTCAGATCTGGTAGGGAAGGTTGAAATGACTGAGTGGTTAGTTGACTTTGCTGCCCAGCTTCGCAAAGGAGGCAACCAGTGAGCGAAATTAATTACCAGGCACTGCGTGAGGCGGCGGAACGTGCAATTCCAGCAATGGAACGCCTGTTAATGTTGCCAGCTGATGATGATTTGTTAAGTGAACAGGAACTTAAAGATTACGGTGTGGATATTGATGCGCTCAACGCCTTCAAATTTCTGGCCGGACCAGAAACCGTGCTGGCACTACTGGATGAACGGGAAAGGAACCAGCAATACATCAAATCACGCGACCAGGAGAACGAGGATATTGCGCTAACGGTAGGGAAGCTGCGTGTTGAGCTGGAAGGCAAAGACAGCAAAATAGCCAATCTTACCGCCGAACGCGATGCTCTTCGTGAAGGTGAGATGGGCGACGCTAGGCATAGCAACACACGGGCCGCAGCTGATATCTACTTCCAACTGGTCGAGGAGTGCGAAATTCCTGCTGGCGGATCTCTGGTCGAGTACGTTGACGATATGCGCGAGAAGCTGGAAGCCGCAGAGAAGCGCATTGCAGAGTTAGAAAGTGGTTCTCAGGCACAAAAGTTAGTTGAAGCAATCATTGTTGCGATAGAAAACGAACAGGAAAGGCTTTTTGATGAAGATTACCTAATGGATTCGAAAGAATGCATTGACGTAATTCGTGAAGAAGTAAAGCGATGGAATGATTCCCGTGCCGCTGGCATTCGCATCAACGGAGGTGAGTAGTGCGTGTGGCATGTATCGGCTTGTTACCGTACCCGACTCGTTTTTGGGCTTCTGCGCTAATTGCAAAGCCACATGTCCTGATGGCTGACAACATCATCCCGGCACCAAAGCGCCGCCATACCGGTATTGCAGCGGCACGACGAGCAGCAAAGAGACGCAGGAGAGCAAAGCGATGAAAAACCGTAAGGCAAAACGACTTTTTTTACAGCGACCTGTGCGTGTGGTGGAGCTGGTTATTAGCAACCATAAGATAGCGGTACTCCATCCATTTGGTCAGGTGGCTTTTGCCGCAAAGCGTAAGCCTACTGCGTCACAGAACAGGCGGAAGAAAGGGTACGCTGTAAGATGAAAAACCGTAAAGCAAAGATTCTGTTAGTTCGTAGAAACGCTCCTGGCGTCTGGCAGTGGGTGAGACTCAGCAACCGACGGATGGGGTTAATGAAACATTACGGGATGATGGATTGTGGTTTTTGCAAAAAGCCCAGCGCGGCGCAAAACCGCTGGAAAAACCACTTGCGTACTAAAGGAGAGTGATATGGCTATCGCTGCAAGTTACACCATGCATCTCTATTGTGACTGCCGTCAGTGCACGGAAGGTGTATATCCAGTGCCAGACTTCGGTGAGTATATAGGTACGTCATGGGCTGGCTGTGCAAAAGAGGCCCGTAAAGACGGGTGGCGAATAAGCAAAGACAAAACGCGTGCTTTTGCGCCAGGGCATAAAATTTTGAGGAGCAACAAAGGAGAGTGATGTGCCTACATTATTCAGAAAAGAATATCCGCGAAAAAGTAGAGCGACAGAATTTTTGTTTCTCATTCTGTTTATCGTGTTGATGATACCGATATCCCCGTTAATTCTGGTATGGGGAATCGGAAAAATAATTGAGCCAGTTATTGAATTGTATAACGACGTGGTATGGGCTCCGTTCAACACACTGCACAATAAAATTAATCCGTATAAGGAAAACTGATATGGCAACTTTGACAAAAAAAGAACAGGCATGGTTGAACGAATTACAGGACGTTCTTGATCGCTGTCCATCACCGAAAAAAATTGGTTTTTACACCATTGGCGATAAAAGCATTTACCTGTATGACCTGCGCCGCATGGATGAAATCATGGAGGCTCTTGATAATCGTTCGTCAATGGATTGGTGTGTTGCTGTCCATGATATGAATGCCGGATTTGATGAAAAGATTTTATTCCCCTCATCAGTTGAAAGCACAGCAGGATAAGGACTAACACATGACAACGTTCACCGACAAAGAACTGATTAAAGAAATCAAAGAGCGTATAGGCAGCCTGGACGTCCGAGACAATATTGAGCGTCGGGCTTATGAAATCGCACTGGCATCGCTGGAAGCAGAGCCGGTGGCGTGGATGCGTGATGACGCAGATGGTCGTGAGTATAACGCTCGCAATGAATTTTCTGGTGGAGGGGGAGGAGTTCCACTCTACGCCACCCCTCCAGCGCCAGTAGTACCGGAAGAAAAACCAATGCCTAACCCTCTAAGCATGCTTGAAAGAGAGATCACACAACTGATTGGTGATGCGCAGGAAGCCACTGTCACTGGCTATGAGTTAATCGCTGAAGCTTGGCGTTTGATGGATGGACAAGACCCTAAAACCAGCGATTGGCATAGCAACGCTTCGAAGTATTTAAATTCCAATATTGTAGAAAAAGTTGATGATGACCGTATTGAAGCTGTTAAGGCTGTTTTGCGTAGACTGGCTGGCAACTATCCGGTAACTCCGGATGGTTGGATAAGCTGTAGTGAGCGAATGCCCGCTCAAGATGATTGGATTTTAATTTATTCAAAGCACGGCGAGTATATGGCAGGACAGGTACAAGAGGAATACGTGGAGTTGAGCGACGGCACTTTATCGTGGTTAGGGAACGCCTTGTTCTGGATGCCTCTACCGGAACCGCCTCAGGAGGCAAAATGATGGATGTCAAAGAGAAGATTTTGCAGGTGATGCGTTCCCGGGCTGCCCTGCAAGATAAAGCTCTCGGCGGGGAATATCCATTCAGGATGGCAACCTGGAATCTGCGGTTGGCAATGGAGAAGGAATTTCCTGATGAAGAATGGCGTTCGGCAGATTTGCGCAAAATTCTTATGGAGATGGCTAAAGACGGAACAGTATCCAAAGATACCCATGCCAGCCGGATTGGTCAGGCGGTATGGAGACTGGAGGTGAGGTAATGGCTAACCTGCAACTTGCCGTCAAAGGTGAATACTTCGATGCCATGATTCGCGGGGAGAAAACGGAAGAGTATCGCTTGTGTAATGACTACTGGAATAAGCGCCTCGTTAACCGTAAGTATGACCGTCTGATTATCACAAAGGGATATCCGAAGCGCGACGATTCCAGTCGCAGAATAGACGTCCCGTATAACGGATATGAAATCAAGACAATCACACATCCGCACTTCGGTGATAAACCGGTAAAGGTGTTCGCGATAAAAGTGAAGATTAATAGCTAAATTTCAATTAACACGGAGTAATTATGTGGCGCGGTAATAATCATGGCGGAAGCCAGATGATACTTACCGAATATACGGTCGACCCCAAAACCTATAAATCACGTTCAGTATATTTGCTTCGGCACAATAGCCGCGTAAGGAATACCGTGCTGGAGCAAAATCTGACCGTTGAAATGGATAATTTTGGGAACTTCAAGCCAACAATTGCGCTTGATGATTTTCCGCGTGGTTTAAGCGAAAGAGAAGCAATGCTGAAATTAGCAGAATGGCTACAAAGATTAAGCACTGAGAGATCCCCTCATAATTTCCCCAAAGCGTAACCATGTGTGAATAAATTTTGAGCTAGTAGGGTTGCAGCCACGAGTAAGTCTTCCCTTGTTATTGTGTAGCCAGAATGCCGCAAAACTTCCATGCCTAAGCGAACTGTTGAGAGTACGTTTCGA